GGCGTTCGACGCGAGACTGCTCAGGTCGGACTGGGTGGCGGTCGCGGAATCCGCGGAGGACTGTGCGCTCAGCATGGCGCTCTTCGCCAGCATGGCGTTCGTTTGAGCTTCGGCCGTGATGGACTCCAACGTGCTCATGGCCATAGCGGCCTTCGCGGTCGTGGCGGTCTCGTCGAAGAACACCAGCTCGTCCGGGTATTGTGCGGAAAGCGTCTCAGCCTCCGACTGGGTGGAAGCGTGGCGAACCTTCAACAGTTGGGAGCCGGCCATATCCTTCGGGACGAACGTGCCGGCGTCCACTTCCACGAGGTCCGCGTATTCGACCTTGGTCTTGGAGTCCGGCACTTCGACGTAGCGCGTGTACGCCTGCGGCGTGTCCGCCAACTCGATGACCTGCCAAACAAACGCGCTAGTCGTGGGCAGCAGGTCAACCGTCAGCTCGCCGCTTTCGGACAGGTCCGCGTCGAACGAGGCCGCGATGATGAGGTTCTTTTCCGCGTCGAAATGGCGACGCACCGGGCGGAACCTCATCAGGCCGGTGACAGGGTCCAAGCCTCCGGTCTTCGGCTTCCTAATGGAAATATGGATTTGGGTCATTACTGTTCCTCCTTATTGGATTCGATTGTTTCGGGGGCCACGTCCGGGCGAAGCTCGTCCGGCAGCGATGGCTTGGGATGACGTTTCAAAAACTCGGGTTCCGTCACTTCGCAGAACGATTGCAGCCAATGGAACAGGCCACGCACATAGGCCACGATCTTGAAATACTTGCGTTGCACCTCCTCCAAATGCTGGATTTGGGTCTCCTGAAAAGCGACCTGCTCACGCAACGGGTCGATGATGCTTTCCGTGAGAATCTTCACGGCCTTGTCGGCCGCGTCGGCGGTGATGCCGTCGATATCGGCCTCGGTTTTCCTGCTGTTCGACCACGCGCCGACCAGTCCGCCGATGCCGCCACCGCCGAGGAGCGCGAGAATCAACGCGCTCCAAAACTCGGCGCTTGAAAACAGGTCATGAAAAGGGGACATTCAGTGTCCTTTCGAATATGGGAAAGCCCCACACGATATGGTGTGAGGCTAAGTCAACTGACTATCGTCAGGCGTTACGTATTATGCTTACAACAAACGGCAAGGCGGGACACGTCCACTTCACGCCATACGCAACCGCGCATAACGCGAAACACCTTCAACCCCTAACGATGCGTCACGCCAACGCAGACTATTACCAGACGAATCATTGCCGACAATGGAAACCGTGCCCCAATGAAACGTCGTGAGCTTCACCGTGTACGAGCCGTAAGGCAACCGCACAGAACCGGAAGCAACCCACCTCAACGTGCCGCCGTTCTTCTGCGGCGACGTGGAACACCAATACGCTTTACGCTCACCGTTCGCGTCCAAGAAGTCGAACGCCATACTGTATTCGCCGGTACCGCTGATCGCGGCCGCAACCTCGCACAGGATAAGCCCCCCGCAAGTAACAGTCGCAGTCTTCTCAAGATAACCACTCTCAGGCTCAGTCCCAGGGGTACCACTCCACGTGCTCGACCACTCAAACAAGGGGGAGCATCCGCACCCCGGACGCGCAAGGATGCCGGTGACGATGGCGACTTTCGCGTAGGTTTCCACCACGCACCTGTCACCGGCTCGGGCTCCCACACAATCCGTGGTCATCTGCAATCCCATGAGCGTGCCGCCGCTCATATCCACGTCAGCGGTCCAATACCCTCCTGTGTCGTACACCGTGTTGATGGTGCCGATGCGCGTGATGGTGGCTTCCGCCCCCACTTGGGAGGGCATGATTTCGGCCAGACGATTGCCGGCCCTTATCAGGTTCGACTGCATTTATGCCTTCACTGTTGTTGGTTCGCTTGGACGCTGGAAGGTACGGGCCTCGCATTCGATGGGAATACCGGCCTCCAAAGTGATATTCTGCGCGCGTATCGCAAACCTGCCGGAAACCGAGCCGGTCGGATACTCCAAGTCCACCACGTCGGTCAGATTCAAAGGAGCGTACACGTGCGTGAACGTGACCCTGTGAATCACGGATTGTTCGGTGCGTAGCAGTTCCAACGCCTTGTCCGAGGCGAGTTTCCTGCCTTGCTCGTCGGTAGTCACCTCGTCGGGGATGCTGGAATACTCGTAGGCGTGAGCCACCCTGCGGCCACGGCTGACAGTGCTGAACTCCGAAGCCGGGTCATCGTCAATCGCAGTCGAAACGTATTCCTTGTCCGTGTTGTAGTAGGTGACCTTCACCACGTTCGCCACCTCACGCAGGTCGCGTTCGTCGGTCATGGTGGTGAGGAACGTGGCGTTCGCACCCTCCTGAAACGTCCATTTCGGCTGGCGTTTGCCCGGCTCCACATACTTCTCCAATATGACGCGCCCGTACTCGTCGGTTCTCGCACTGGAGTATCCGGCCAAATCCAAGAGATCGTTCACCGCGTCAAGCTTGGTGCTGCCCTTGTCCTTGTCCTTATCGGACCTCAAACCGAACGTCCAATTATCCTTCAGCGTGTAATTGCCGGGATTGTAGGCCGCGACCTGAAGCCCGCATCCCTTGAGGATGTCGGCGGCGGCGGTCACGGCCTTCTTGCCCTTGCCTATCGTTATCGGCGACTCGAACATGTCGTCATCGACTTCTTGCAGCAGCCCGTACAAATCCAGTTGGCTGGAAGATTCCTTGCCGTTCACGCTGCGCTTGGGGATGTTGGGAAGGAACGTGCCCAACGGCACACTTGCCGTGGAACCGTCATGCCACGTGCAGTCGGCCCATATCCGTAGCCGGTCGGTGCCCAGGTCGGTCGCCCCCTCCACGGTCAGGGAACCGGATTCGCAGATATTGGTGTCCTGGTTGCGTTCGATGCTGCCCCCGGATATCACCCAATCCAACCGTCCGGTCTCCAAACCCGTGTTCCTGTTGACTCGCATCACACGGTAGGCGACCTTGAAAGGCTTGCTCCAATCACTCATAGGACGGGCTCCTCCCATGTCAATTGGGTCAGGTCGGCGGAATAGCTGATGTTCTTCTTGTCCGCGATGTCAACGCTCACGGACTGTTCCGCCTTCACGTAGACACGCAGGCCGGAAGGCTCCCGATACCATGCGTAAGGGTATCCGTCAGCCAACGAGAGTATCCGCAGCCACAACGCTTGGTCCCACTCCCATACGCCGGTGACGCTCACCGTGGAATCCAACTGGTCCAATTCGTAGCTGGAAGGCAGAGCATTCGCCCCGTCGCCCCGCGCGAAATGAAACTCGCTGGTCGAATGGGAACGCTTATGAGACACCGTGTTGTTATAGCCGAGCAATAACGTCTGACCCGCATCCGTGCCGAAGTTCAACACTCCGAACCCGGATTCGATGCGCGCGTCCACCATGCGTGCGATGGTCGTGCCCATAGCCGAATACGCGACCACCCTGTAATGGAAGTCGGTGTTCAACGGGGGAATGGGGTCCACGGCCAACTGCTGGTCCAACAGGTTCGAGGCGATAAGCACCTCCGAACCGTCAGGCATGACACGGATGACGGATGCGCTGACCGTCTCCGACTGGCCTTCCTCCGGCACGCCGAACGACACGATGACCAACGCCGCGTAATCATTGTTCGACTCTATCGCGGCCATCGGCTCGGCCGGGTCCGGCCAGTCCACGTCCCTCACGACGCTCGTGCTGGATTCCAAGCCGGAACCGCCGCGCACCACGAGCGTGATGGTCAACGTCGAATTGTTGTTCGGCAGATACTGGCTTGCGCCGATGCTCAGGCTTCGCGTGGAACCGTCCATCGTCTTCCGGTATTTCTCCACGCCGTCCGACTGGATGATGAGCGTCTGCGAGCTGACGCCCGTATCGTCCGCCACGGTCCACGCCACGGTGAACGGTGTCGCCGTAATGGTGCCGGAAGGCTTGTTGATGCTGATGTTCGGATATTTCGCGACCGTGAAGGTCACGTAGTTCGACCATGCGCCCCAGTCGGCGTGGATGCCCTTGGTGCGCACGCGAATCCTATACGAGCCGCAGCTTTTGGGCGTGCGCTGATAACTGGTGTTCGTGGTCTGCTCTTCGATGACCGTAACGTCCGAGGGGTCGGTGACCTCCACCTGCGCGGCGGATTGGGCGGAACCGTCAGGATGATTCGGTTTCCAAGCGACCGTCATCGGCTGATTGACAACATACGCGCCGTTCTGCGTCGGGTTCAGAATCGTCGGCGCGGAAGGGGCCACGGCCGTCTGGATAGTGTTGCTGTACGTCCAGTCGGAGAAGAGCGTGGTCTTGGAGTTGTCATCGCCGTAGACAGGTCTTCCCACTAACGCCGCGTACTGGACTTGGCCCGCAGGAGCTGCGGTGTCGGTCCACGTGACGTTCTGGATTCCGTTTATGTCGGGAAGCCAGCCTTCGGCCGTCGCACCGGGGGTGCCTCCGGTTATGTCGGCCCATTCGCCGCCGTTCACCCTGCGCCGCAGTCTGATGCCATGCACATACGATTTCGACGCATCCACGGTCACGCGCACGGACTGTTCGGACAGTTTCACCGCGTTCACCGCCACGGGGGCGGCCGGCGTCGTGTAGATGTAGCCCGAGTACACATGGTCGGACACTCCGCCAGGGTTCTGGGCCGCGACACGGAACTGGTATCGGGCGTTCGCCTTCAACCCCGTGTACGAATAGTTCAAGGCGTCCCAGTTCAACGCCTTGACCAGACCCCACGCGCCTTGTGTGCCGCCGTTCAAGCCGACGCACTGGTCTGCGTAGATCTGCTTCCAATATTTTCGCGCCGCATTATCATAGTTCGACTGCCATGCGGCCTTCACGCTTGAATCATTGACCCGCGTCCATGATACGTTCTTCGGCGGGTTCGGTTTCGCATACGTGATGCCGGGAACCGTGAGGTTCACATGCGCTTCCGACCGTCCCGGCAAACCATATGGGATGTTCAGGAACGCGCGGCAGGAGAACGTCTGCGCGGACTCCTGCTTCGTGACGGTCACTTGCTGGGTGTGTAAATCCACGTCGCCGTTGAAGGACCGGTAGCCGAAGTTCACCGTGTTCGTGCTCGTGCTCACGCCATTGACCCAAGCGCCACCGGACACGGCATCGGACGCCACCCAGCGCGACGGGTCGGTGCGACGGTAGATGATGTGCACGCCTATGACGGCCTGTGTCGCGTTCTGCGAGACGATATCGGCTTGTACGCAGCAACGCCAGCCGCCGCCGATGATATTGCCGGCACCTTCAACCATGACAAACCTTTCTTGACGATGTTAGGAAACAGGAGGAAACCGTTGCAAGCTGAAACAAACTGGCTTGCAACGGTTCTCTGACGGTCAGCGCGGACGCATGTTGCGTTTCCGGGTGGCGGAAGCGACAAGGGTTTCCACCGCGTCGGCTATCCTCCGGTCGGAGGACTCCACGCCGTTGATAGTCACCGTGTTGTTCGTCGTGTTCCCCGTATTCGCGGGAAGTTCGACCTTTATCACCGGGTTGACTTCGACATTCCACGAGCCGTTCGCCGTGGATACGCGGCCACTGGTCGCATACGCCTGAGACTTCCTGCGAGCGTTCAACGCGAACGCGGACGGTTGCATGGCTTTCTCCACACTGCCGACCGCGTTCAACGTGTTCAGGAAACTCCTGCCATACACGGCGTCAATCTTCTTGACGGCTGCGGCACGAAGCACCATCTCACCATTGGACAGCATCGCCGGAATCGAATCGGAAGTGGAAGTACCGGGACCATAGATACGACCACCGGTAGCGGCGGAGACCTTGCCATCACTGCTGTGACGAGTGACAATATCCACATAATTGGTGGCAAGAACAGTGCCGGACTGCCGACGCCAATACTGGAACGTTGTTTTCACCGGATCATCGTCGCCCTGCACACGACCCCATGCTGTGGCGAGAGTCATGTTGTTGTACCATGCGGTGTCACGGAACGCCTTGCGTGCACCCTCGTTCTCACCTTGAACGCGACCCCAAGGCCGTGAAATGGTCACACCGTCATACGCTGCCGTGTCCTTGAACGCTTGACGAGCCTGCTCATTCTCTCCAAGAACACGACCCCACGGGCGGGCGATGGTCAACCCGTCATAGAATCTGACCTCTTGGAACTTCTCGTCGGCGTCCGTATTGTCGCCATCCACATACGCTTTCGCGCGTGCGATAGGCTGGCCGTCGAGAGTCTTATATCCCGCGAGCTTGACCTGAGCGTCATCATCGTCGGCGTCGATGTTGAAGCTGACGCCCTTGGCGGCGGGAACCTTATTCTTCTCCACGTCCTTTATCTTGCCGGAAGCGTGGTCGATACAGTCGAGAATCCACTGTATCTGCTCGTCGGTCAGGTTCAGATAGCCGAGCTCGTCCCTGACCTTCTGCATGCGCTCCTCAGCGTTGCCCTCACCTGAGAACAGCCACTTGTAGGCTTTCTTGGACATGCCGAGAGCAAGAAGATTCTCCTTGACCTCGCCTGTCTCCCAGCGAGCATTGCCCTTCGCGTTCAACAGCAATGTGAGGTCCCTCTCGGACAAGTCGCCTTTCATCAGCTGCTCAACAAGACTGAGAACACCGTCCAACGTGGTGACCACTCCAGCTTCACGTAGCTGGATAACGATCTCTTTCTCACCATCGGTCAGACCGGATATGCCCTGCACGAGCTTATCCACCGCATCTTGGGCGATTTCCGAGTGAGCGGTAATCGTGGTGCCCACATCAGAGGGAATCAGACCAAGCGAATCAGCGTACCTTTCAGCAGCTTCCTCACTCATGCCAGCGGCCTGAGCCTGCTGCACGATGGCCTCACGCGCCTCATAAATGGAGTTTGCGGCCTTCTGCGTGTACTCCTCCACCTGACCGTTCTTCTCACCATAGGAGAGAAGCTGTTGGGCGGACAGCAACGCGGTAGCGGCCACGTCCTTCATCGCCTTGTCGGTGCGCTTGTAGGCGGCGTTGTTGGCGTCAGCCAGTTCGCCGTTTTCCTTGAACGCCTGACCGTTCGCCTTGACCGTCGTGGCGAGCGAGCTGAGCTTGTCGGACAGCGCGGAGGAGGAATCGGAGATCTGTTCGAGGGAACGCAGATATTTCATCTGCTCCTTGACGGATTTCTCCAAGCCTTCCTTGTGCTGCTTCTTCAACGCCTGCAACAGCGTGTCGGCGGCGATGGCGGCATCGGTCTGCTTCTCGACCATCATGCCGTACTGGTCGCTGGCCTTGTATGTCTCCTTGCTTTGCGCCTCCAACTGTTTGACGAGCTTCTTGTAGCCGGCCTCGTTGCCGCTGACCGCATCGGTCAGCGTACTGGTGTTGATGCCCAGACGTTTGGCCGCGTCGGCTGCGGACGTGTAGCCGCCGTTGACCTTGACGAGCCATTCAGTGACCGCGCCGCCACCGTCCTTGCCGAACAGGAGCGACGGGTCATCCCACTGTTTCGTGGTCTCCGACTTGAAATCGTTGAACGCGTCCGCCGCCTCCTTGGCGTTGGACTTGATGCCCTTCATGCCGTCGATGACCTTGTCCATCGCCTGCTTGGATGCTTCCGCCTTCGTCGTGTAGTCGGATATCGCATTGCCGATGACGGCGATGCCCGCGCTGATTCCCAGACCGGCAACCGTCGTCCAGCCGCCGAACGCATCCCACAGGTTCTTCACGCCGGTCTTCAACGAACCGAACCTGCCGGACTGCTGTTCGGCCTGCTCCCCGGCCGAACGGATGGAGGCGATGGCCTGACCGTTCGCACCGACCAAGCCGCCCATGTCCTTGGAAGTCTCCTTGGCAGCGTTCCCCGGAAGGAGCAGCTTCTTCGAGTTAGCTTCCGCCGCCATGCCGAGGGAATTGACCTCGCTGATGGCACCGGACAGAATACCCGCATAACTGCCGGAACGCAACTGGTTCATCGCCTTAATCAGGGTGCCCATTTTCACGGACGCCTGTTCGGCGCTCAAACCCAGTTCGCTGAGCATCTTCTGGTATCGCATCGTGGACTGGATGTTCTGCAACATGCCGGTCTTCAACGACTCGAACGCCGTCTTGCCCGCACGACCGAACGTGGCCCACAATGTGATGATGCTTTTCACCGGACCCGGCAACGAGTCGAACGCTTGGGCCACGCCGGTGGCACCCTTGGCGATGGTGCTGATAAGCGGGCTCACGGTACGCAAAGCGGACGCGAACGTGCCGCCGAACGTGCGCGACAACTGGCCCACCATGCTCGCCAAATCGGAGAACATGGGGCCCGCGTCACCCACCGCGTCAAACACTTGGCTGAACCCGTCGCGGACACCGGAACTGAAATCGCGGATTCCGCCACCGGACTGCTGCAACACGCGACTCAACCCAGTGATGCCCTCGCCTACGATCTGGCCCGCGTCACCGAACACCGCGCGAGTGGTGTCCTTCAACGAGTACGCGGCGTCGCCAATATCCTTGAAAGCGTTGCGCATCTTGTCCTGCGCGTCCTGTGCGCCGGCGCTCCAAGCCTCCAAAGTCTCTTGGAACTTGATGGTGTGAACGGCCTTGTTGGCTTTCGCCAAAGCCTCGGAAAACCCTTGGATACCGTTCTCGGTCTTCGCCAGAGTACCCAACGTGCCCTCAAACACGCCTATCAGGTCGAACACGGACGATTTCAGATAGCCGCCCTGTTCGATGGCCTTTTCCATCGCCTTAGTGACCTGACCGGTGCGTTCGGCGGTATCCACCCAATTCGCCCACTTCGCCGCCACATCGGAAATGTAGGACGCCATACGAGGCAGATACTGGCTGGACTGGTCGCTTAAGCCGAGGAACGCTTTCGTCAAGGACTGCAAGCCCGGATTCAGTTCGGACACCGCGAGACGAGTGTTCTCGAAGATACGCGGTAGTTGGTCGGCTTCGTTCGACTGGCGCACCACGTCGATAAGCCCGTTGAGCACCTTGCCTTCCTCGACGGCGATACCGTTCAAACCCTTGGACAGTGAGGGGGCCACGTCGTTGGCGAGACGGTACAGGTTATCCCCGTACTCGTTCCAAGCGTTGTCGCCCAACTCCTTGTTCAGGTTCGCCAGCGAGGTTTTGGTGACATCGAACTTGTCCTTCAAATCACCGAACACCCGGTAGCCCACGTAGCCTGCGGACGCCAGACCCGCCAACGCGGCGGGAGCGGCCAACGCGGCCTTCGTCATGGACACGAGGCTGGCACCGACACCGCCCGCAGTGCGTCCCAGGTTCAGGAGTCCGGCACCCAACGCGGTGACGCCGGCACCGAGAATCGACCACTTGGGAACCACCTTGTCGAGCTTGTCGAACAGGTTCACAAGACTGTCGAACTGGTTCTGCACGCCCTTCAAACCGGTCGCGCCGGAGGTCATGCCGGTGAAAATCTTGCCAAGGTCAGTGCCCTTGAAATTGGCGAAGATATCGACGGTGCGTGGACGGGTGAAGTAGGCGAGATGGGCTCGGGCCAACGCGGTCTCCAAGTCCACGTCCATCTTGAGCTCGTCGTTCTTGTCCTCGAATTTCTTCAGCTTCTCCTCGGCGCGATGCATTTGCAGGTCGAGGTCGGCTTCCAACTCCCAGCGACGTTCGGGATTGGCTTTAATTTTCGCGGCGGTTTCACGCATCGACGCGATGATTTGTTCCTGATTGACTTGCCAGTCCACTGGAATGTCGAGGCGCGTATGACGCAGACGGTTCAGACGTTTCTCAAGCTTGTCGGCGTTGTTCTCCCACACCTTGACACGGACGTTGACCTCATGCTCCCGGTCGAGTTTGGCGCGCAGCTTCTCCGCGTCATACATCAGTTCCGCGTATTTTTTGTCCCATTGGGTCTTATTCAATGTGGCTTTGGCGGTGATCGGCTTGCGGGATGCGAAGTCGCGCAGCTTCTTCAACTGGTCGAAGGTGTTGTTGAGCTCCTTGCCAAGGCTCTTGTCGATACCCATAGGCTTGAACTTCTGGAACGCGGCGGAAAGCGCCTTGACCTGAGTCTCCTGCTCGTCGAACAGGCTGGTCAGCTCGCGGGCGGTCTTGCGCTGCTTGTCCATCGTGCGGCGTGAATCGTTCTGTACCGCGTTGAGGCGTTTGACGCTGGTTCCCGTGTCACCGAACACCTCGGCCAACGCCTTCTGGCCAGCCGTGAGCTTCGGCAGCTGCTGAAGCTGCCTGCGGTTCAGCTTCTCGGACTTCTCCTCAAGGTCGAGAATCTTGTTCAGGCCGGAGAACAGCCGGTCGTTCTCACGGTTGAAGTCATTGAGCCGCGCCTTGCGCATGAGCTCGGCGTCCGAATACTTGGAGATGGCGTCGGTCGCCTTCTCCCACTTCTTGGTGTTGGAGTCGATAAGACGCTGCTGGGCCGCTACCTTGTTGTCGAAATCAGCGGAGAAGAGCTTGTCCTGCGCCTTCTTGTTCTCCGCTATCTCCTTGCCTACTGCCTTCAGGTCGGCCTTCAGGCCCTTGAGCTGTTCGCGCAGCTCGGGGATGCGACTGTTCTTGTACCAGTTCGCGGTGTCGATGTCCCCGGCCTCGCGCAGCTCCTTCATCTTCTTGATGGACCAGTCAAGGGTCTTACTGACATCGGCTTGGCTGCGGGTCAACTGCTCCTGACGTTTGCGCCCGTTCTCGATGGCCTCCGCGTACATGTCGTAGGCGGCGTGCTCGTCCTTGATGAGCACGGTCTGCCTGCGGGATGCGGCCGTGGCCTCCTTGTCGTAGCGGTCACGAGCCGAACGCATACGGGAGAGACTGTCCTGAAGACTGTCGGCCACGGATTTCTGCGACTTCTTGACGAACGCCTCCGTCTGGCCGACGGTCCGTTTGGTCTGGTTGGAAAGCCGGTGAATCTTCTCATTGAACGACGTATCGTCCAAGTCGAACCTGCTGGTGACCGGTTTCTTCGCCCACTGGTCGCGTTGCGCCCGAATCGCCTTGTCGATGGCACGCAAGCCGGACGGGTCGCCGTCGATCTTCACCACGTTGGTGAGGGTCTTGCCGTCAAGGTCGCGCATCTGCTCCTTGGCGCGTGCGACACCCTTCGTGTTCACATCAACGGTGACCTCAGGGTGGCGAGAATGCAGTTCCGCGTTGAGAATCTTCCAGAAATTATCGGTGTCCGGGCGAATATCGACGCCGACCGCGCCAGCGGAATACAAGGCCATGAGAAAACCTCCGGGAGGATAAACGAAAACCCCTCGTGGAATGCGAGGGGTTTTCTGTTAGAAACTGTTGCCGCCGAACACGGCACCCAACATGCCCGTGATCTGGGCGAACGACTTGCCCGCCGTGGTGAACGACTTCGACGCCGTCGAATCGGGCTTGTCCACCACTCCGGGCGGGTTGATGGGACGGGGCTTAATCTTCTTGTCGCCCATCATCCGGGCGAGCATCACCCTGAGCAGGTCGAGCGTGTTCGCCATGTCGAGCATGAGCATCTGCGACTGCCCGTAGGTGATATAGGAGAGCCGTGGCGTCTCCTTGGAATCGGACGCCGGCAAAGGATGATGCTCCATCATGTACGCGCGGTACAGGCTTCCGTCAACGCCTTCCAACCCGTCCAACAGGGCGCACAGCCATACGGGTTCGTCCACCTTCATACGGGCCGGGAGATTCAGATTGTAGAAGCGCTGGAAATCGGAGCAGACCGCTACTCGGCTTTCGTCAAGCGCGTCTTGGAGCCGCTTGATTTTCCCAGTGCCAATGCGTAGAACGAGGTCAGGGACACCAGCAGCACGAACAGGTCCTCCAAGGTACGTCCCTTCGTGAACTCCTCCCACTGCTTCTCGTCCACGGCGATGTCACGATAGAACATGTCGGCGTACTGGGCGATCTCGGCCATGAGTACAACGGCCTCGTCCTCGTCGCGCTTCTCCTTGGTTTTCTTCTTGCCCTTGTCGGCGGTCTCGTCATCGAAGACGCCCGTGTCGAACAGTCTGGTCTGGCGTTCGCTGACGCGCTGCCACGTCACACGGAACTCGGCGGACTGCGCCACGTTCAATTCCTGCGGCTTCACCATGTCGGGAAGCTCCTCGAACAGGGGAAGGCTCTTCAATTCATCCCAAGTCTCCGGGGTCTTGTTCTCGGTGGTTTCAATGTTTTCTGCCATCATCGGCTCCTATCCATAAAGTGTGAAAATGGTTCCTATCCGAAAAAAGAGGAATATCCTTGCCGCGCGGATAGGTACGCGGCAAGGAAGAATCCGGGTCAGGCGGCGGCAGTGAAATCAGCCGGGCTGAGGTAGGCTGCGGACGTGAACTTCTTGGCCGCGTCACGCGGAAGCGCGCTGGAGGTCTTGATGTTCGCCTGAGCGGAGAACTCCACGAACGAATCCGTGGAAAGAGCAGGCAGACTGGAGAACGCGATATCCGTGTTCGGCAGCAGCAGGCCAGCACGCGAGTTGATGTTCGTGTCAGACCAGAGGATGAACAACGCCTTGTTGATAGGCGTCTTCTCCAGACTGAACGCCACGCCGACATCGGGCATGTCGACCGCGTTGTAGAAGGTCTTGAACGTGCCCTTGTCGCCCTGCACCGAATTGAACGTCACAGTGCCGGTGGTCTGGTCGTACTGGGTGCGGAAGGCGTTCTTAAGCCACGTGGAAAGCGTGGTGGCGTCGCCGCCGTCCAACGCGAACTCGGGCAGATTATCGTTCGACATGTGGCCAAGGTTCGTCCACATGCCGTCGCCCACGCCCACGGTCGCCGCCTCGACGGTGAACTGCTTGAGCAGTGCGGAGGTAATGGTCGTATCGGCCTTCGCCATGAAGATCGCTCCTCGGACGGCGGTCAATACGCCGTCATCGTGGATGCCGATTTCGTCAGCCATATCGTTTTCCTTTCAAATATGGAAAACCCCGCAGCCGTGCAGGCGTGCGGGGTCTGATTGTGTGATTGATGGTTTTTCAGATAAGGTCAGCCGCGTGGGGACGCGGCCTGTATACGTTTCGTGGAAGTCCACGCGACGATGCTTTTGGAACTGGTCATGTCGCCGGAAGACCGGGACTCGAAACCGGGGTTGTCCACTATGCGCCCGATTTTCCCGTACATGGTTCCCGGCTGGTACGGCCATGCGGATATGCAACGGTGCAGCCATCCGCAGATGCGGGCCACCCGTTCCGGGTCACGGCCCAACACCGTCAAAGACAGCGTGTACTGCCATATCCAAGCCTTCAGATTCCAGTCGGGCTGCTCAGGAGCGCCGCAATGGTAGAGAATCACGTCATGGGACAACAGGAGCGAATCCGTGGCGGGCGTGACCTCCGGTTGGATGACCGGCCTGAAATCACGGTTCTTCCATTCGACGGCGTCCAGGTAGGCGCGTGTCATGGCGACCGCATCCAACTGTTCCCTTACGGAAAGGTCGAATATCGTGGGGTCAGACATATTTCGCCTCCGACATGATGAACAATCCCGGCATCCAAGCACTCGGGCTTTTGATGCCGTACTTGTGTTCCAGCCACCGGTTGAAGTAGCCGAACTCCAAGTGAGAGGCGATCTCGGAACCGTCACGGCCCTTGACGCTCATGATGACGGCGGTGTGCGTGCCGTGCGCGTGCGTGCTGATGTCGATGCGGTTGGCGACGGACGAATGCTTCGCCTTCATGTCGGCCAGCGCCTTGGCCTTCGCCTCGACCTTCTCCGCCACGGGACGGGTCGCTTCGGCTCCGAACAGTATCGCCATGTCACGGTTCAGCACATTCGCGGGCTTCAAGTTCACGTACCCCATGTGCGGCTCCCCTCGGGCGGGACAGGCGGTTTCAACCCGTTGTCCTCGGTCGCATGGCCGATGCACCTCGCGGTGATGTTCCAATGGTGGGCGGCATCCGAGGCGTGACGCATCTCCATAGGCGGGCCGTCAACCTCGTAACAGGCGTTATCGAACCAGAACTGCGTGTTGATGTCCCCATGCCATTCCGGCGCGAGAACGATCGCCAACGCATCCTCACGCAGGCCACCGGTCGATTGCGGCGTGGTGTCCTGCGCCCAGTTCTTGGAAAACGTGCTGTTCTTGTTGATTCGAGGCTCGAACGAGCAGTAACAGTAGGAGGCGTCGCCATCCGGCACGATGCCGGAACCGTAGGGCGTCTCATACGGTTTCATCGGCTGCACCACGATAAGGTCGCGGTGCAGCAGATCGTCCGTTATACGAGGCTCGGTCTCCACGCCATCGAACAGGTGGGTCTCCTCGGGCTGCTCCCCGTCATACAGGTGGCTCATGGTCAGCCACCGAAACCGGGGTCGAACCCGAGGCTGATGTGCCCGCCGCCCTGCGAACTGGTGTAGCCGGAGAGTATGGCCTTCTCGTCCTTGGCGACGAACAGTCGTGGACTGGGATTGTAGCCTGGAGCCACCGGCTGGTCGTCGCGCCGCGTGTACGAGTAGTTGCCGTTTGATTCCGCCTTGTACTTGTACTGGCGGGCGAGACGGAGAACCATATCGCATACCACGCCGGCGAAATCCGATTCGCTCAGCCTCCGCCTGCGCAGCCGCGCGTACACGTTCGGGCATTCGGCCATGCACAGCAACGCGGCCTTACGGCACTGCTGCCTCACCCACGAATCGGGGAAGCCGGTGTCCTTGTCGAACAGTTCCGGCTCCCCGGTCGCGTTGAGCCGCATGTACTTCAACCAGTCGATGTTGTCGATAAGCGTCGTGGACATGCGGGCTCCTTAAGCTCAGCCGTTGAGGACGGTCGCCTTGAACGTGCTGTTGGACTGGACGAGAACCGGCAGCATCGTGCCGTTCACGTAAGCCTCATAGCCCGGCGTGGCGGACGGGATGTCGAGAATGGCGCCGATCGGGCCGGCATCGTACTGGCGGCTGATGCCGTACACGGTGGACTGCTTGGCTTCGGCGGTCGGGCCGAGGGCCGTGTATCCGAGGCCGGTGTCGTTCAGGCCGGGCAGCAGCAGGACGGTGTTCTCCGGGAAGAAGGAGGCGACGCCGCCCGGCAGGATGATCTTCTGCTGGCGGGCGAACTCCTCATACGTCTCATCAACGAGCAGAACGTCGCTGATATTCGCATAGGAGGAAAGAACGCCACGCACCTGGGCTTCGCCGATGAAAGCGGGCAGCATGTCCGACTGGGCCTGACCCGCGTAGAAGTACTTCATCACGGCGGCGTTCTCCATAAGCGTGTTCATGACCTTGCGGGTCGTGACCATGACGCGCGGGCGGGTGCCCTCGGCCTTGTACACAAGGTCGCTCCATTTGCGCAGGTCCTTGATCGGGTCGCTTGCCGCGTTGGACCACAGGTTGTTGGTCTTGAGTTCGACGGCGAGCGAGGCGTCTCGCGCGTAATCCCAGTTGGCGGTCAGGTTCGACTCGTCGATGCCGAGCTTGGCGTCCACGGCGACGGCGACGTTGGCCTTCTCCGTACGGTAGGCCATTTCGGTGCCGAGTCGAGCAAGAGCCTCACGCAGCTCGTCGGAAGCCTCGGAGGCGGTGGCGGCGACACGTCCGGCTGCGATGTCGTGCTCGCTGATGCGGTGGCGCTTGCGCAGCGGCAGCATCTCCGTATAGGACTTCTTGCCGCCACCGGTGGTCTTGTCATACGGGGCTTCGCTGTCCCACGTCGAATACTTCATTTCCTCGACCTCGAAGCGCGGCTGGTTTGGAATCCAGCTCACGTTCAGGCCGGTCGGGTTCATCACATCCGGCAGAATCTTGCCGAACGGCAGAATCTCGCGCGTGGACTGATATGCGCCAAGCACGATGGCCGACGCTTCAGCGGGCGTGATGATGTCCTTGTTGATAAGGGCCATGATGTTCCTTTCGGGTATAAAAAAACCCGCCACATGGGGCGGGTTTCAGAAAACGAATGATTAAGGTCACTTAGCGGCCATGACACCGGCAGTGCGCAGATTGGCGAACAGGGTGTTGACCGCAGTGACGATGGCGGCGGCGTCGGCACTGGTTGCGAGGTTGGCGACGTTCGCGGCCTGCTTGACGCCACCCAGTGCGCTTGCAGTGGCGTTGGGCAGTTTGTAGGCGGTGCCGGCAGCGGACGGGGACAGCACCTTCACATCGCCGCCAGCGGACTTGTCGTAGTCGAGGATAAGACCCTCGAAAACGGTGCCTTCCGCCAGTGTGACCGGCAGGTTGTTGCGGTCGATGACGGCCATGTAGCGCACGCCGGCGGTCGGATACTGGTTCTCGAAGCTGGAGCGCGTGAACACCACGTGCTGCTGGCTTTCAAGGAAGCCGGCGACCTTGAGCTGGCGGCCATCGGTGGCGGCCGGGTCATACGGGCCGAACAGGCCGGTGCTGGTGACCTTGGCGACCGGAATGCCTGACTTCAGCCAGGCGTTGAAATCATCCGGGTCGATGGAGGCGAAGTACTTCTTCTCCTTCTCCTTGTCGCCGGTGAACAGGCTCAGATCAAGCTGCGCCTCACGAATGCCATCGGTGATGCGGTTGATAAGCCAGGACTGGTCGTCCTGCGGCACCGTATAGCCGGTGGTGTGAACCATTTCCACGGGGTTAGCCATTGGGGTTCTCCTTACTTTTTGTCGTTGTTGATGGACGCGAACTTGCGCCCGTAATCGTATGCGGCAGTCAATCCGCCACTGGCCGTCGAACCTTGAGGATGAGGCGCCGTATGGCTGTATCCCTCCAATACGGAGGCGGGCAGGGGCTGCTGCTGTTCTTCTTTCTTCCCATCGTCGGCAACCGTTTCGGTCTGCGCGGGAAGAATGAACTGGGATGCGTTCTTCGCCCACTCCTCGATGGCTTCGGCGTCCGCATCCTTGGGTGCAAGGGCGGCGAACACCTCATCGGTGAGCTGCGGGTATGCGGCCTGCGCCTTGAGCTTGGCGATCTGGGCCTGAGCCTGCGCGTACTGGTGCTCCACGTCGGCCAACTTGTTTTCCGCTTCGGTGGCGCGCTTCAGGTTCGCATGGCTCTTCTTCTCGTTCTCGCGGCTCATGGCCTGCCACATGGACACCTTGTCGGCAAGGTCGTTGCTGTCGGCCTTCGGCGTGGTGTCGTTCTGTTCGCCCGTTCCGGGCTCACCGTCCACGGTCGTTCCGACGATGGGGGTGTTCTCGTTGTCAGCCATCAGGGATGGTTCCTTTCAACTTGGTTGCTGTTATGCGGCGAGACGGAGCCTCGCCCTGAGTTGTTGCGCGAACGCAAGGTTTGCCGCCAGCGCCTGTTTCAGGTGCGGCGAAGGTTCGAAATGGTAGGTGTGCTCCTCGTAGCGGAAGTGTTCGGCCTTTCCGGTCGATTCGACCTTCCGGTAGTATTCGGTGAACACGTTGGCTCTCTCCAACATTCGTTGAATCTGCTCTCGGGTCATATCCGCGTCGGGCTGATGCCATTCCACGTCCTTGCGTGGCTTGACTTCCTTGGCGCTCAATACAGGGCCTATCTCGCTGTTGGTGAGCGTCAGCACGCGGGTCTGCTTGAGTTTCGCAGCCGTAGTGCCGCCCGCCTCCTTGTAGATGCGTTTCAGGTCATCGTCGTTGAGTCTCAAACCGGGGTCGTTGTCCTCGGTGATGGGGAGCACGGTGCAATGGCAGTTGCCGTGAATGGGCATAAGGGCCGCTATCGAATACACCCTGTCGGCTGCGACCACGCACAAGCCGCACGTGCCCGTCTTGGATAGTTCCGGGTGAATGACTCGCCGGTATCTCGTAATGCCCGACCCTCGGTAGCGTTCCAATGTGGCTCGCGTTCCGGCGATCATGGAATCGGTGTCGATGATGTCCACAAGACGCTCGTTCGCCTCTTCCAGCCACCTGTCAACGGAACGCTGCGCGTCGGCCTCAAGGTTCTCCCACGCGGACGGGCGCAAGTGAGGCTCCTTGCTGGAAGCGTCCCTGTAGGATTCCACGGGGCGGAGCATCATCTTCCACGGGTCCGTGTTGTCCCTGACCACCTCGAACTCCGGGAGCTGCCCCTGCGCGGTGGCGCCGACGAGTCCGAGCGCGATGTCGGCATAGGCTATGCCAAGTCGGCGCATGCGCTCCACGAACGCCATATACCGTGAGGTCAGGTTTGCCGACGCGCCCTGCGTGACGGCATCGTTCCACCAGTCGGCGGGGGACAGGCTCTGCCACATCTTCCATGCGGCGGTCACGTATTCCTCGACCAGACGGGCGCGTTCGCGCTCGTACCGGCTCATGCGCTGGTTGAGAATCTGGGTGATGTCCGCCATCAGAACGTCTCCACGCCGTCGAGACTGGTGACGCTATCGGAAACCCCGTCGCCGTTCTCGTCTCCGTTCAAACCGTTAACGGCGGACTGGGTGGTTTCATCCCAGCCGGTCGCCGGCTGCACGGCGCCCTGCAATACGGGCTGACCGGCCGATTGGTCGGAGAACGTCAACTGGTCGGATATGCGATTCATGTCATCCTCGGCTATGTCCTGGGCGGTGAAACCGAAGTCGTGGGTGAGAACCGTGCGGCGTGCCATCAGACCGGACTGGTATTTCAGCTGGCCGGATTGGGCGAGTTCCAGACTGCTCGTGGACACCATGGGCTTCCACATCAGCTCGAAATCGTCATCGGCGGCGCTTCCCTCACCGTTCAACGTCAACGCCATGCGAATCATACGCCCGATGGCCTCGGACGCGAGGGCGTTCAGATTCTCGACCTTGAATCGCAGCGTCTCGCGCTTCAACTCGGCACCGTTGGCGGAACCCTGCACGTCAGGGCTGAGAATATCCAGCGGAATACCGGCCGTGGCCGCGAGATGCTTGATGTCGGCGTTGATGACGTTCTGCAGGCCGTTCAGATCGGTGGTCTGAGATTCCCATATCTCCACACCGTCCGGCAGGTTCCATAGTGCGGCGGGGCCCATGGCGAACCTTTCGGAAAGGTCGATTGGGTCGCCCTCATTCTTCAGTCCCTGAATGACCTCGATATCCTCGGGGCCGTATTCAAGGTTGATGTCGCCCTTGATGGCGCGCTGGCGGAACGCCTGCATCATGGTTATGCACAGGCGGTCGAAAATCTGACGGTCGATACGGCGCAGAGTATCAAGAAAAGGCTCGAATATGCCCATGCCGTCCGGCGTTGGCAGTTTGACCACCGGCAGGCTTTCACAGGCTAGAGCGTAATCGTAGGTCTCATCGCCCTGTGCCCACTCCCAAGTGTTGCCCGGCTCCCATGCCTTGCCTTCTATGGCGAGCTGTGCCACGGCCTCGTCATCGTCGGGGTCGGTCACCGTGCGTTCGCTCTCGCGCGTGGCGAGCTTGGAATACACACGTTTGATATTGCCAGCCTCGTCGCGTTCCATGCCAAACAAGCGAATGTTCTCGACCCCCTTACGGGCGTCATAGCTGTAATGGATGGCCGAATCTTCATCATCAGACATGTAGCAGCACCAAGGGCTCCACGCCTGCACCAGCTTCTTCCCGCGCCCCTTGTTCACAAAGCCGTAGGAGGCGCCGTAATCCGCGGTGTCGGGGAACAGGTGGCAGCGCAGCAGCGTGTCCATCATGCAATCCTGGTACATGGCGTCGGCGGCGGTATCCTTCATCTTCTCGTCGGATATCTTGCGAAAACCGTTCGGACGCTGACGGTCGGTCACGCTTTCGCTGATACGGCGGGCCAGATTCAACGTGCCTATCTCACGCATGGTGCGGTACACGGGAGCCGCGTTCGGGCTCGTGCTGCCGGGCACGCTCGTGGAGTCCACAAGCTCTTTGCCGTCCTTGTACTGTTTCAGAACGGCGAGCATGGGAAGCCTGCGCCCCCAAGCCGTGGCAAGCTGGGTGAGGTTCCAGGCATCCGTATCCTCGACGGTCGCGTTCCTGATGGCAAGCTGCACGTCGGGCATGGGCTAACCTCCTAGTAGATGCGAATGGGCGCGCGACGCCTCTTCTCTTCGGCTATCTCCAGATAGCGGGCGCGTGCGCGGTATGCGAGAATGCCCGCGACGCAGGCATCGATCTTGTTCGGGCTGGCCGGTGATTCCTTGAGAATCTTGTAGCCATACGATTTGTCCACCCGGCGCGGATGCCGGAAATGGTTGACGAGTCGCGGGTCTGCAAGCAACGCGATGCTGTTCAACGCGGGCTTTCTGCCTTCAGGCTCCTCATACGGGTAGCGGAAACCTGTGGCCGCGTTCTCCGTGGCCTGATACATCTCGTTCTTCCAGTTGTTCGTATAGAACTTGACGAGATCGCCGCTCTTGCGTGGTCCGACCTTCAGTTTCTTCCCGTAGTCCTTCTCCCAAGCGCCTATCATCGACTCGAAGAAAGCGGCGTCGGCGAAGAAGCCGACCACGTTGTACTTGTCGAGCATGTCCCTGGCGGCTTGGTCGAAGGCGTCACGGTCAACCCTCCACGTGGCCTTCTCCGGCCCGTCAGGGCATTGCTCCAACTTGATGAGGAACAACATGCCATCGGACACCCTGCAACCAACGAGGGCTGTGGAGTCCTTCGACACGGAACCGTCGAAGCCGAGCGTTATCGGCTCCTTCTTGGTGACGAATTTCTGCCAAGCGTTCTCAAGTTTGCGGGAACCCAGATAGCCGGCCATCTCGTCCTTGTACAGGACATGGGATTGAATGTCGGACTCCCTGAGCCAAGCGTTCTGCACGCTGGAAAGATTGTTCAGGAAGTAGCGAATCGAATCGGCGGGATCGGTGTCCGGCTGGTAGATCTGGTCAAGCTGGCCATCCAACGTCAGCCACCCGTCCTTGGACGGGCCAAGCTCGCCATCGGTCAGCGAATAACGGCCATCGGCGCTCAGCCCGGTCTTGTTCTCGATCGGCACGTCGGTGCCGTCCTTGAGAATGATATGGTCCTTCCCATCAGGGCTTTTCAAGGATTGGCCGTAGGCTATCTCAAGAGCCTTGGTCATCTTCTTCTCGTCCGAGAAGTCCTCCACGTCCAACGTCGCGTACACATGGTCGAAGTAGATGCCTGCACGATGCTTGATTCGTCCTGCTGCCACATCCCACGCATACTTGTACGACGCTTCAGCGATACTGCCCTCGCCGGGACGGTACATCGTGGAAGTCTCCATCATGAACGTGCCAGCGGTGCCGGCACGCTTGCCGAGGTTTCGGGCAACGGTCTTGTACACGTTCCACAGCTTCGGCTGCACCATAAGATGCGTCTCGTCGGCAAGACCACAGGTGGTCAGCTTTCCATCCTGACTGGAGGCACCCGAAGTGATGGGCATGATGATGCCGCCCTCGGGGAGCATGATACGGGTCGTGCCCACATCCATGCCCATGCCCTTCCAATCGGACAAGGGGCCGGAATCGCAGTTGTAGTAGATGGACTCGAACACGTTGCCGGCCTGCTGCTCGGAATTGGCCAAGCACACGACCTCGGGCTGGGTGACGGGCTTGCCCACAGGCTCACCCTCGTGATACTCGTAGGTCTCGCCCATGAACGTGTAGGTCTCGCCCTCACGCGCCCAATGGTCGAAACGACAAGGGCCGAAACCCTCGAACATGCCGACGCCAGCGGCTTTGCCCGACTTGTCACGGCCCTTGGCTCGGGAAAGGAACAGACGATTGAACTTGCGTTTGCCGTTCCTCTTCAACGCATAGGCGCCGATCATGAACTGGTACTCGTCCAAATCGAAATGCATGGGCAAGCCGATGCCGTCGCCACGTCCGATAAGCGTGAACGTCTCAATCCACCACACCGCCAGATGGCCGAGGGAATGATCGTACTCCCATTGCGTCAGCTGGGGAATGATGTCATGCGCCACCGTTCACCACCCTCAACTGACGGCGGCGACGGTCAACGTCCTCCTTCACGGCCTCGCCACGGGTCTCCGGGCGACCGGTTCCGGTACTCATATCATCAGCCTCGATGGCCTCGATCTTCGCCTTGATACGAGCGGCGGGCGTGATAAGAAACGAGTCCTCGCGCTGGCGAATCTCAGCGGCCATCACCGCAGAAGGCTTCGACATACGCCAGTAATCATCCTTCAGCTTCGCCAAGTCCATCAACGAGAACCAGTCGGCCTCCATGCCCATGCGCGGAGCCATAGGCCCCGTCTGCATCGACCTGTACCAGCGTTTCGTCAAGTCAAGCCACTCACGCCCATCAGGACGGGTCGCGGGCAAGTCCAGACCCATAACGGTATCGGGACTTTTCAAAACCACATTCCTACTGGCCTTGCTGCGACCGGAATGACCATTGCCAGCCATGCTTCAACTCCATTCCGCCCATTCCGGGCACTCCGGGGCCAAGGCGTTCCGCCTACAGGCACCGGTTATGGACTAGAAGTCGGTTCGCCAAAGTCGCCTGACGCGACTTCTCCAAAGGAACCTTCCACTTAAATGCCGGACCATCGGGCCCGGAAGAATCAACATCGACACGCTTGCCGCACACCGCGCACACGCCACCGTATTCCGCGATGACATCCGCGTCGGTGAACGACTCCACCCGAATATCCGGCTCGATGTCCTCGGCCTCGACCTGCTTGACGAACAAGGGGGTTTCGGGATTGGGGGGATACTTCAGAGGGTCTTTATCCGACAGGCGCTTGTACTTGCTGCGATGCCTGCCGGAACAGAAAATCTGGTCAACACGGGACGGCTGGAAATAATGGCCGATAGGGCACAAGCGGGTACGAAACGGGATAATCGGACTGCCCGCATACCGGTCACGGTCATAATGATGACGGCACAAGCCGCGCGCATACACCACATTCCCGCAGCCGGCCACCATGCACACATAGCCGCTCACTGAAACACCGGATGCGAATACCATTGCTCTTCCTTCCGGCGTTCACGGTTCATGCGCCGCTGCTCAGCGGACTCCTGCGCGGTTTTCTGCGAATGATGGTACTGGCATAAGGCCCACAGGTTCTCGGGCGAATCATCGTCCACGCCGTTCGTGGCGCGAACCTTATGATCTACCTCGTTCGCGGGCTGGGCGCAGATGTGAGTGAAGCCGAACTCGTCGGTCACAGGCCACTGGCACGCGAACCGGTCACGCTCCAGAATCTCATGTCGGGTACGCGGCCAATCGGGATTGAACCGCTCCTTACGATGGGAATTTTTCCAACGCACGAAAAACCTCCCAACAGGTAAGGGGGCGGAACCGGTGGGAGCGTGGCGAGCGAGCATTCCAACGGGGTTAATCCAAATACAGGGGAGTTGGTCCACGGACGCACCGGTTCCTAGAGGCAATGGCCGGAATCGAACCGGCGACCTGACGCTTACGAGGCGTCCGCTCCACCAAACTGAGCTACAATGCCACGCCTCCCACAAGGGGAGGGCTATTTAGTTATTGCCGTGCAGCATGGCATGAAGCCGCCGCCGGCGACTGGCGATGACTGAGAAGCTGTCACCGCCAAGATGCGCCTCTTCTCGAAGGCGTTGTGAGTGCCGGAGTGGACTCGAACCACCGACCCTATGACCGTAGCCATACGCTCTAGCCAACTGAGCTACCAGCATCGCATACCCGGTGAGAATCGAACTCACGTCTGCGGTTTTGGAGACCGCCGCCCTACCATTGGGCTACGGGCATTTGGGGTAGTCAATTATTTAAGCTGGTTGACATACCTTGACCAGACAGCGGAGAGGATGATGGTCGAACCCACACGCCCGTCAGGGCAGACTGTTTTCGAAACAGTCGCCGCCACCAATCGGCTTGCCTCTCCAAGTCTCGCAACGCATCGCACGAATATAATGCGACGATCTCCGGGCGCTACCCGACGTTCTCTGCGACCGGGACACCCTAGGTATTCAGCCCCAGTCCTAACAACCAGATATTTGGCACTACATTGCGACTGTGGCGGCAGAGAGAATCGAACTCCCATTGCCAAAGGCAGTCGGGTTACAGCCGACGCGCACTCCACGTGCCTACCGCCAGACCCCGATTGTGGCGTGACCCGTAAGTCATCCACTCCCAGCCACTACGTAGCAGGCCGGATCGGGAAAACAAAGGCCGCTTCATGAAACGACCTAGGAAACTCCTTCTACGACATGTAGATGAGCTAAGAATTGCGAGGTGGTGGATTGCGTTTTACCACCAACGCCGAGCATGTGATGCACTAACCGTGTACCGCTGTAGCGTTCCTCGTCACACTTCCCCCGCTAAAGGGTGCCGCTAAGCCGTGACGCAGCCTTAACCCGGCATACATGCAATCCGGGTTTGTTCAGCCAACCTCATAAAGCATCAGGGGAGCGACCCTCGATGCCTCGCGGATGATGCAAGATTTGCACTTGCGAACCTTTTACGGTTTACGGCTTAGCAAGCCGCCGCATTCGTCTACTCTGCCAATCATCCCCGGCCACGCCCCCGGTCCAAGAAAACAACACCCATGCAAAAACGGAACTCCGAAGAACTCAACCTATATGAATCCTCGTAAATTGTTTTGTCGATTTGGTTTTCAAAAAGGGCGTGGCCTAGTCGTGAGAGAGGGAATCGAACCCACAACGCACCGGGTTTGAGCCGGCGTCCTCTACCAATTGGAATATCTCACGCAGATACAAGAAAACCCCGCGACTGCGGGGCCTTATCTTGTCGGGAACCTGAGCTTCACTCCATTCCCCGACAATCTATCTACACGACAGTTTACTCATAACAAGCGTTGCAGCAAGCGTTGCAGTGAAGAAAATGTGAAAGAACAACACTCACCACAGAAACGAACGGTTTTTCCACAATAGCCCCAGATCGCATCCAGCGTCAGAGCTAGAGTCGCAGCGGCCCCGGGGCTTTCCCGTGGGTACCCTCCCTATGGGGGTGTGCCAGTGTCGGTGTGTCGGGTTGGTGGTGGTATCGCGCGGGTGTGCGCGTGCGTATGGGTGCGTATGGGCGGCGCGTGCCTATGCGTGGTGTGCGGTCGTGTGTGGCCGTGTGTGGTGCCGTGTGGCCGTGGCGTGGCCGTGGCCGTGGGCTACGTCGTGCTGTGGTTGTGTCGTGGCTCAAGTTTGCGATGTTGAGTGTGGTTGGCTCAGGTTTTGTTCCCAATATTTCTTATTGAGAATATTCTCGTTAAGCCTTTATTTGGTATATAAGGTATGTCCCCATGATTTTTCGTCGTGAATCACAGGTTTCGACACGCCGGTGAATGTCAGCGCTCCCAACGGTTTACGTTGGTTTGCGTTTACACGATTTGTGTCTTAGAACTAAGACATGTATAGTGATAGTCATCAACCACGGAACACCAAGGAAGGAACCCAAGATGACCGACAAACTTCAGGAAATGTGGGACGAACTCCACGACATGTGCGGAGTCAGCGAACAGGCGTTGCAGATCGTCACCAGCATCAACGGGTACAGCGCGGAAACACTGCGGGATGTGATGTATGCGGTGGCGGGAACCCGTGAGTTTGATTGCGACTACTGACAGCGCCGCCGATAGGCGGGTACTGGGTCCGACTCCCAGCGGCGCACGAAGTCCCCGGCGATAGGTGAGAGCTATCCCGAGCGACATGCAAGCTTGATAATCGAATAGTGTTACCGAACGTCGGGTAGGTCCCCGACATCTGACCACAGGTCAGTGAGGAATAGTGAGCGGGTATCCGGCATGGAATTGTCCCCGCTAGTGAGATGTGGCCTGACAATATCGGGGCTACTCGAAAGGGTAGTAAACCACATATTGCGATAGGTATAATTAGGCCCACTGGACATAAGCGAGGTGGGCCATGAGTCTTAGGGAATTAAGACAGAAGCGAGGGTTAACCCAACAACAGTTAGCCGATAAGGCCGGCGTTAGTCGCGGCAACATAGCCAACTACGAAACCGGCATTTTGAGTATCGGCAATATGACTCTTGATAGTGCGTTGAAACTTTGTGACGCTCTGCGTGTTAGTAATCCTCGCAAGCTGTTAGAGGCTGATAAGCCGAAAGAAAACAACGCCGATTAGTTCGGCGTGTGTGTGCCCTAATCAATTCTTTGCCGGGCTGTGGGCCTTGTACACAGTCGGCCTAGCTCACTGGGTTTATCCCATAGTCTAGGCACTCATAGCGTGTCCCAAGGTGGACGGGATACGCTGGAACCTGTTATATCGAAAGGTGGTGAGCCGTGCCGGTTGGCGATATCGTCGTTGACCCGCGTATCCAGACTCGACATCCCGACGTGTCCGCTGATTCGGTGCGCGTGGCATGGTCGAACGTCGTGCGGTTTATGGCGCGTGAGGATACCGACCCGTTGCGTTATGTGGCGGTTGGATACGACGAGTACGGGCGTTTGCTGGAAATGGTGGCGGTACTAGATGAGTCGGATCGTTGGCATGTGTTCCATGCCATGCGTGCGACGCCGAAGGTGCTGCGGGAACTGAAACTTTTGTAAAGGAGGAAGTGTCATGTCTTTTGTCGCGAAGGGTGGCCGTGTGGTCACTGATGACATGTTGGACAAGTGGGCCGACGATGCGGATAACGGCGAGTTCGGCGGAAGGCCGGGTGCGGTGTATTCCGGGCCTGTCGTTCCTGTCGCTCAGGCGGATGCTGTCAGTCGGACGTTTTCGTTAAGCGCTGACATGTCGGCCATGTTGGATGCCGTCGCTAAACGTCGTGGCGTGTCCGCTGATGACATCATGCGGCACGCGCTGGTGCGTGAGTTCGCGTCAGTGTGAGCTGTTCGGCGTGCTGGTTTTCCGACACGCCGATTTGTTTAAACCAAAATGATACGTTATGCTATCAATTATCAAGCCCAATCGGGCAAGACAAAAGCAAGTTTGAGAACTTAACAGTGTTTCCCTACATGCAAATGATACATTTTGCTGTCATAATTGGTTTACCTACTACTAGAGAAAGCGGGTAAGCCTATGGGACTTAAGGAACTGCGCAAACAAGCCGACTTAACACAAGTTGAGCTAGCCAAGCGCACTGGAATAGCGCGAACAATCATCAGCAGTTATGAGACCGGGCGGCGAGACGTTCGGAACATGACTCTTGAAAACGCTTTGAAGATATCCAGTGCACTCAACTGCCAACCGAGCGACCTGATGCGTTAAAAGAATGCGGCTAAGTAGCGCCAACTACCTAGCCGCGTGCCTTAAGTTGAAAGTTCTCTAACCAATCAATCAAATCGAGGCTGTGCTATCTTAGCACGCCTCACATGGAAGTGAGGAAACCATGCGTAAGTATGTCGCGGCTGTTGCCGCAGTAATCGCCTTGGTGTCGTTAGCCGCTTGCGGCAATGATACCGCGAACATCCCCCAGTGCGTTAATGAAGACGGTTCCGGCCAAACTGGACTCTGCTACTGGGACTCGGCCCGAATGGGCAACGGTAGGGGCAGTGGCCTGTACATCTACCGTGACGGCGTGCTAATCGGGGAACGCTACTAAGTCTTTCAATCAGATTCAATCAGTCGCGCGGCTGACTCCGCGCTTCATCAATTCAAAGGAGATTCACAATGTGTGCGGAACTTGTTTTCAAAATCAGCGTCAACTGGCACAAGTCACGAATGTGGGGGAGGAACCCGCGCGCGGAAGTCTGGGCTAACTTCGCCGGCATTCGCGGCGACTACACCAACGGCACCGTATCCGGTTGCGGGTATGACAAAGAGAGCGCGGCGGTATCACTGGCGTTGGAAGATAACGCGCTTATGCAGACTCTTCTGCTGTGGCCGCGCCTGAACGTCAAGGGACATTACGGGGATACGGTTCACAGGACTCTACGCAAGTGCGATTACGGTTATGCTCTCCGCTTCGGCGGCATGGGCATGGGCGAGTTGAAGAGTCTGCTTGAGCAGAACGGTTTCACTTGTACCGAGATGCACGGTGACGCTTTCGACGGGTACGAGTTCCGTCGTGACATGCCCGAGTCTTTCGTAAGGCTGGTGGCATGATGCACGCGGTTTACGATTGGGCTTTCAACGTCTACCGTCTTACGTTCGGCAATCAGTTCGTTCCATTGTTGGGCATGTATTCGTGGCCTAGCCGCAAGGCTTTACGCCACTCATTGCAGGCGGTGAATCTTGACCTTAAGGGAGACAAGGTTATCACTATCGGTGCTAACCCGTTCGCCTGACCTACCGCGATAGCGCGGCGCATTGTTCCGCGCTTCACAGCCCACTCGGGCAAATTCCAATCAATCAAATTCATAGATTCGTTATCACACTAAGGAGTGTGTATCATGTCTAAAACTCGCTATTACTACGCTTTCCGCTGGACTCACGGTATCGGCACGAAATGGGAAGACGGCTCATGGCCGGGGAGTCTCATGGTGTTTGACTCGATGGCCGAGCGTGATGCTTGGGTTGCTGACGACGTGTTTGATGGCAATTGGCATTGTGAGGCCATTACGGCAAAAGAGGCGCGTCATATCATGGCGGACACGGTTATCTGCTACGACAATGATATGGCCGTACGGTACGACGGTAGCCGGTCGAATGTCGAACGGTACGCGCCTGCCGTCGAACTGGTCAGGGCATGGCGGCGTATCGTCTTGCAACTTAACCCAGCCGCGTATATGGGTGAGTGATCGACCATGATTGACCATTACCGTTGCAAGTCGTATCCCGTGGCTATAGCCACTCAATCGCATTATCAAGCCAAAGGCTACCCCACCGAGCTAGTCCCGTGGGGTAGGGGTTACATGGTACGAGTCCATCGTTAATAAATCGTTGTGGGGCATGGCGTTGTGGCCGTGCCCCTCTTGTTTAAGGGAGATTCAAAATGTCCATTACCGTTAAAGATGTTGCCGACATGGTGGAACGTGTTGACGAAAAACTATCGCCATTGACGCGCTATGACGGTTTCCAACCCTATGAGGGCATCTATCGCCTTGGCGACTGGGGATATGTGACGGAAACCGAATATAACAAGGCTTTCGAGCATGAAGATGGTTGGGCGCAAGACGCTTACATTTTGGACGGTAACGGTGTGAGCCATACCCGCATTAGTCAGCTAATTAACGAAGACGATACCGGTAAGGCAATTTCCGATTACATCAATGAGCGTTTCAACAATGACCAAATGGACGACGTTTTCTACACCGAAGCCACCGAAGAGGGTGAATGCTGAGAGTCTTCTAGCCGCCTACTTATTCCAGAAAATCAATCAAAATCGAATCTTTACAAGTGAGGTAAACCAAAATGAAGAAGCTGACCAATGACCCGTCGCGTAACGTGAATGCCGTGAGCGGCATGTGGGTGCGGTTGCGCAAGGATGGCTCGAAATATGATGTTCGGTATGTGAACGCTCGGGTTAGACGAGTCTGGTCACTTTCCCAGACTTCGCAGGGCACGGCGTGGAATGTTCAGGCCAAGGGAGTCCAGTATGAGGACTTTTTGAATGGCATGAGGTCAAGCTCCGTTGACCTTGAGCATGGTTGGATGCTCATACCCGATTCCGAGCGTATGAAGACAGTGCCGGTGCCGGTACCTACCGGAATGGACGCTAAAACGGTTGGCGGCATTGTCGCGCACCCATCGATCGATGCAAACTGGAAGTGTGAGGAGGAACGCTTCACGAGCAATGTTCAGTGGCCGGTGCCTATGCCCGAGGACGCGATATTGGAAGACGAGTTCATGGATGATGAACCCGCGCCGGATACACAGGAGATTCCCGAAGTGCCGCCGAAGGTGAACAGTTTCGCCGTCTCCTATTGTACGATGCCTGACCTGATGATGGCTAAGGAATGCCCCGAATTGCAAGGTTTGGGCCCTATCCGTCACTTCCGTACCAGCAAGGGCCGCAAGGTGGCCTACGTTGCTTCGGCCAATGGCAGGTGCGTTGTCGCCTACCGTGCCCGTTATGAGCGTGGCAGTGACAGGCAGTTGGAAAAGGCGGTGGCCGATTACGTGGCTACCGTCCGCGACAAGTGGGTTAAGGCGGCGTGACATGAGCGAGATTCGGGAGAAAGCCGTACGCCTGTTGTTGCAGGCGGCTTACGAGATGGCCGCCGATAACGCGGATAGCGTGGCGGATATCTTCGACTGCCAGCATGGTTTTATCGATGATTTACGCCGTCGTGCCATGCTGAAGCTGGACAAGCCATACACCGCGCCGGACTTCGATACTGCGGAACAGCAGATAGCCGAAACCGGTTTGTCGTTGGACATGCTCGACAAGAGGGCGCGTGAGGCGTTCTCACAGAAGTATTCCACCACGTATGACCGGTATGAGTGCGCTATCGGCTGGTGCATCGACGACATGCTGGGGTGGGAATGATGGAAGTCAAGATACCCACTAGCAAGATTCGTGAGGTTCTGGAGTCCTCTGGCTATGCGTATACGCCGGATAATATCGCGGCGGTACGCGCAAACATTCCACTCCACACGTCTGACCTGATTCTGGCGGCATTGAACGCCACCGATTTACCCGACAAGCGGTTTGCTTTGCCGCTGTTCTAAGGAGCTTTTCAAATGACCACTTACTATATGCAAGACAAGCATGACTATTACCGTTACACTCGAATCAGCAAGCCCCGCGCCTACTGGGAGTGGCTGACCTACGCAGTGGAATGGCTGGTCTGCTGGCATGAGATCAGCCCGTGCACGTTCCATCACTTCGGTTGGCGTTTCTGGCATTGGGTGCCTTGTTGGGCCTATTGCGAGGCGATGGAAGGCGGCTATATTGCGGAGCAGTCCTATCTTGACTCATTTCGCAAGGTGGAGTATTCCGACAATGGCCGTGTGGCCGTCATTACCGCCTATTGATTCCTGCCGCCCGGTGTTTTCCTCACTTCCACCGGACGGCATTCCGTTTTTAACCAAATATGGTATATAATTGATACCATCTATTAACCGTTAAGGAGGTTGTTATGGGTAAGCTGGTAGCCAATATCGATGATGACGTCAAGGCGCGTGCCGCCGCGCTCTACGATTCCATGGGCATGAGCCTGAGCACCGCCGTCAACATGTTCCTACGCCAGTCTCTGGTGGACAACGGGTTGCCGTTCAAGCCGACGCGACACACGCCGGACGGTTATCCGGTGCCGCCTGTTCACAATGCATACATGTTCGAGCGTTCGGAGAAGGGCCATGTGATACTGCCCGCCGATTGGGATGATTCGGAGGATGATGTCTATGACCAGTACGCCAAGTGAACCGCGCCTGTATGACGTGTGGCTGATGTGGGTCGAGTTTCCCGACCATCCCGGTATCGGGAAGCCGCGTCCGGTGGTTATCACCGAGGTTGACGGCGATCTGGTGTCGGGTATCGTGGCGAAGATAACCGGCAACACTGATTGGGATGAGGCCGGTGACGTGCCGCTGCTCGACTGGAAGGCCGAGGGGCTGTTGAAGCCGTCGCTCGTGCGCTGTTCGCAGCGCTTCTACTTCAACAGGAGCGAACTGCTGCAATGGTTCGGACGACTCTCGTTGAGGGACGCGGAGCATGTTAACGACGGGTTGAAAGCCACATTGGACATTCCACCATACAGGCGGAGCGTATAGCCGTTATCGTTTTCATGGCCTCATGGACTTGTTCTATGGGGCCATTCTTATAGAAACCATCATTTAGAACCGCATCATAGGGCTTTCTATGGTGCGGTTTTCACATAAATCAGCATTTAGACAGGACTTTAGAACTGTCTATTGTCCCGTTAATCGTTTTACCGAACAATAACAAGGGAGTTTCCATCATGAATGAAGAAACCGAAGTCTACACGATTTACCAGCGCGTGACGCAGATCGAGACACGTCACGTCACTGCGCCGAAAGGCTTGACGTTCGACCAGTTGAGCGACTGGGTTGACGAAAACGGTGTTGGAGACCTGTTGGACATTGATGAACTGGACAACGATATGGTCAGCGCCGATTACGAGGACGGCTCTCATGTCAAGAGAGAGTGGGCGAATTGATTACCGCTATCTATCGTTTTGAGCGTTTCGACCCCGCCACTAACAAGGAGTTGTGGCGGCGCATACCCGGCTGGAAACTACGTTTCACGTGGCTGAAAGCGTGGCTGGAACACGATAAGGCGGCTCGAATCGGCTATAAAGCGTGGTTGTACGCGCGTGCTTCAGGTGGCGGCGAATGGTTGGCCGCCGACATGCTGGACTGGAATCAGGAGATTGTCAAATGAACGATTACTACAAGTTCCTCGGCTACACGGCCGATTATCGAGCGCGTTACGAGCGTATGACGTGGTGGAAGCTGCGCCGGCAATGGTTCAAGGATGTTATCGACGCGGTGAAACGGAAACTGATCCGTCGAGACGATACTAATCTTCGTGCCGTTCTCGACTACAAGGAATGGCGAAGCAATCAGGATTTTGAGAACGGCTACTGGTTCAACGGAAACGAGGTAATCAAATGAGTGAAACGAATGACCCGGCATTAGACCATGCCATGAACTCGTTGCGTCGGTGGCAGCACGCGAAACGTATGGAGAACGCGCTACGCGAAGTCTTGAAATATTACGACGAAGCAGGGGAGGCCGGCGAAAACTATGAGCTTGACCCGGATAATCTCAGCAAGTTCGCCGCCGATCTATGCAAGGAATACTCAAAATCTTGATACACTGAAGGCCATAGGACTATCTTGTGACCTTCTGGGAATTAGCAAACCAAAACACAAGGGGCACGGCGACTGTCGTGCCCGAACATTTTTCAGGAGGAATATCATGCCTACTCACGTTTCTCAGAGCGTCAGGGAACTCAAGGAGCTGGGTCGAAACCTGTACGCGGCCATGAGGTCAGATTTCGAGGTTAACTCTAACGCTTCGGCGCTTCCGCTCGACTATTTCGAGCGTATCGTCACGTGGTATCAGGCTCATAAAGGCGACGCAACCATGATGGACGATGTGATGGAGGCTTGCGGCCGCGCCGGATTGTCCGCAAGCGACGCTGACGAACTCCGAGATTACGCGGACACGCTGTTCCAGGACGGGAAGCTCAAGGTCGAACGCTTGTGGGAGCTGACTTCTGAGTCAATGGACGAGTGGGGCGATTCCACGCCCGTGCCGAGCCGGTACACCGACGCTAAAAAGTGCTAGACTTGACCATTACCGGCGTTCAATGCCGTGTTGTCACCCGGTTTCCGGGCGTGGATTGAAACATTCTTACCATCAGTGCGTCCCGAGCATATCGTTCGGGACGTTTTGCAACCATACCCAAGGAGCTACCATGACTGACTTCGATACGCTTTTCGACGCAACCAACAATGAGAGCGGAATCATCATATTCCCCAACAATGACGTGATTATCGGCAATTGGACGTATTCGGGGCATGGCGTCCCGCGACTTTCCCCGTTCGGTGACGCGCTTGTTTCCACCGGCACCATCGATAAGGCTGAGGATAAAGGCTTGGTCAATATCAAGGATTATCTCACCGGAGTGGACGGTTTCGACATCGTTTATGACCGGAATAATGATTACCCGCAGATCAAGGCCGATGACATGGCGAGATTGTGGGAGATCGTCAACAATGACGAAACCCTACGAGTGCTCGCACCAGTCGATTGGAACTAGCGTCGGCGCTAATTGCCGGGCGGCTATCCCGAGTAAAAGAAATGCGGCCGGAAAGGCTTAATCTTCCGGCCGCGCCACTCTCAAACACTGTACAATCAATTCAAGAAGCGTGCTCAATATAGCACGCCTCACACGAAAGTGAGGAAATCTACCATGATTACATTCCACTTCAGCACCTATCCGGCAGACGGTGCCGCCAAAGTGTACGAAGACGATTCTTGGTGGCTGCATTCCGAAACCGAGGACACTGACGGTATCGAGCCTATCGCGTTCACACCGTCCGACCCCTTGGAGTCCGATTGGTCAACGGATATCGACAAGGCGTTGAATGAGGCCGGATACAGGCGACTCAGCGACATCTCCTACGATGAATACGATTCCACGTTCACTGCGGAACAGTTGAGACGATAACAGATAATCGGTTATCTGTTATAAACTAGCGATGCTGATAACTGATAACCATAAATGTGGGCCCGATTATACAAGAAAGCCCGTGGAACACTCGAAATAGAGTCGTTCCACGGGCTTTTATATATTTGAGACTGTTAGAAGCAGCCACTGCCTCTCAATGAAGCACACTAGGACGGCATTCCCATAGGATAAACCAACAGGCACGATCTTGACCGAGACGCGGATAGTATCACCATTCCGTGCGTAAGTGAAGCCGGCGGGTATCTTGTTTCCTCAGGTTTTCCAGCATGGTTTCCGAACAATAGGGGACTGGCTTACGTTTGATCGTGCGCAGCAGCTTCTCCTCGGCCATTGTGCAGCGGCATGGGTTCATCTTGCAGCGTCTGCACACTTGAATGTTCACATGGTCGCCATTCGTGGACGAAAAACTGTACAACATCGACCCGAAGGGAAACTCTTCGGCGGCATTGCCGCCGTCGATGATGAATATGTGTCTCATTGGTCTTCTCCCAAACCTTTTGCTTTGTTGCGTGCATGGTGCAGCTGTTCCGCCAATGCGGGCGTCATCGTGGCTAAATGTATCGAGGCGGTCAGCATGTGCACTGTCATGTAGCTGGCAAACGCCTTGCAGCAGGCAATCAGCCCTTGGTGAAGCTCAGGGCGGCTGCGGAACATGTCAGGCTGGTAGACCATTGTCTTGCCCAGTTCCGCCAACTTGTTGTTCACGGTTTTGAGCTGACCGGGGTGAATCGGCTGGCTCATGCGTCCTCCACGGTGATTTTGTCGGTAGCGTGCAGGCGGATGGTCAGGCTTCCACTCAACGTGGCTTCGATGGTTTGTTCGTATCCGGTGATTATGTCCAGCACGGTTTTCGCTTCCCACGGGTGTGCGTCCACACGCAGATTGGTGAGCGTCCCCTTCAACTGATTGCCCTCGTGATTCACCGTCAGGGTTTTTCCCATGAATCGCGGACACAGTTGATCGGCTTCAATGAGCATTCTCATAACTGGCCCTTGGCTTTCCTCGTGTAGTATTCCTCGGCAGACAACAATTCCAGAATCGGAGTCTGCTTATTGGCCTGCAACAATTCCTCCCAAGTCATCCACGGGTGAGTGTCGAGCGAAGGGGCCGGACACCAAGACGTTTGATACGATGTCTCGGCCTCGTCTTCATCCAGCCAACTCTTCGGGCGGGAAGCATACCGTTTGATGATCTGGCCCCAAATGGTCCTCGAACCCATTTTTATACGCGCCCAGTGTTCGCCGAGCGAAACCGGTTCTTCAATACGCGGCTTCTTTGGTGCGGGACGTGTCGCGTAATCAAAGTCAGAGTCTAGAACGACAAGATTCAATTCCGTGTAGAAACACCTGCCGCATGGGTGGACTGCGGCGGCTTGGATGTCAACGAAAGCGTATTGTTTGGCTTTCTTGGGTGTGACTTTTTCCGGGTCGCCCGAAATGGTTCCACTCCCGTAGCTGACGAACTTGTACGTGTTCGTACTGCCTTTGACGTGAATCAGATCGCCGGGCTTCAAGTCCTCCCAAGCGACGCGAATCTTCTTGCTCACTTGTATTCCTCCTTGCCGATATCGCTGAATCGTGTGTAAAGCCGGTCGTTCACGACATACGTGTTGTAATCATCCTGTTGGATGTACCACCAGCGGTTTTGATGGCCAGCCTTCAAATACTCCTCGCACGTGTGGTCGATAGTGTTGTCAGGGTTGACCTTCTGCCTGAACGACAATTCATCAACCACGTTGCTATCGGCCACGAGACCGGCTATCCGGTCGATACGCTCCGGCGTGAAATCGGGAGTGACCACGTACACGACACGCACCTTCTGACCGTCGAACCATTTGCGGGGCAATGCCAACGCCACGTCATCGGATAAGCTCGTGGGCCGCATGTGATACACCACGCGGCTGAACCTGATCTGCTGCATGACTTGAGCCACGTTGCGTCCGCATTGGAAGTAGCTGGTGTGCATCTCGGTTTCCGTGAGTCGGCCTCCGGCCCTGTGTATCGCCTCCCGGTAGAAGGCGACACGTTTCGATGCTTCCGGCTCGCGCATGGGGAACAGGGGGTCTCCGCCGCCGCTGAAGCTCAAGAACTTCATGGGGTGGTGTTCGCTTTCACGGCTGATGGTCTTCAGTGTGGCCTGCATGTCTGTCACCGGCACGTTCAATCCGGTTTTCTTTACGATGCAGTAGGGGCATGTCCAATGACAGCCGAAATTCGTGATAACCGAATAATGTCCGTTCATTGTGTTTCTCCGATAAGCTGTTCCATGTCTTTCACGTTGTCCTGCTTGCGTTTCAACTCCATGCAACGACGTATCCACTCGCGTTTGCGCTTATAGACGTTGGTTATCTCCACATTGCTCAACAGTTCGTTGCATGAGCAGACAAGCTGGGGGATGTCCGACTCCGAGTCCGTTTGCACGACGGGTTTCTCCCCGCAGGCGGGGCATTCGGGAATCGGCTCGTCAATCACTGTCTTCAATCGTTGGCAACCGGTATTCCACTTCTGAACGTTCTCGTCTTCAAAAAACGGGGCGAACGAGAGGATGCTTTCGACGTGATCGCACCATTCCAAGAACTGCCACGAGTCTTTTTCCAGATAGTAGCCGCGGTAGTTACGGGTGACGCATGCATGCTTCAGTTTGGGTGTGAGTCCGCAGATGGGGCATGGTTCCACTACCGGTGGTTCAGGTTCCGGTTTTTCGACCGGTTCCGGCTCCTCCAAGCGCAACAGTCGTTTCAGCCAGTTCACATGCCCCTCAATTCCATCGACTCGTTGAACGCCTTCTGAAACGCTTCGACACCGGCGTTAACGGCGGTTTGAAGCTGGTCAGAGTTGCAGGCCACCCTCACCCTCGCTTGAAAAGGCGCGTCAAGGGCGGGGTCTTTCAGAAAAGGCATGGCACCGGTCGAATCGATTCTGACGGGAACGTCAACCTTGAAGGCAGTCAGCTTCCCTTCCTCACAGTTCACGCTGAGCCACACCGACGTGGAATCGTAGAAAACATGCTTGTTTTCCTCGTTCATTCATCCTCCTCGTCATCATCTGATTCAACGGACACATGCATCATGTCCACGGCAAGCGACAGCAATCCACACGTGGTGACCGGCGACTGGTATTCGGGCGTGTACACGCCCAAACGCCACAAATCCTCGTGCATGTCCTGCAACGTGCTGCGGTCAACGATCACGACGTATGGTTTCACGCCAAGAATCGGGGACAACGCCTTGCGTACCCGGGTTTCCATGTCTTCGGTTTCAGTCAACTGATTGTCCTTTCATGGTTTGGGTGAATGCCGTCTGGAATGCTTGAATACCGGCTTTAACGGCTTTTTCGACGGAACCGTTGGGCGGCGGAGTCACGGTCACGTGCGCTCGTGGTTGCATGTCTTCGCCTATAAGCACGCTGTCCGGTTCCAGTTCGCCCACCACCGGGACTTCCACGGTGAACGTGGCCAGTTGGAGCGCTTTGGAGTACAAGCCCAATTCCACTTCCGTGGTGCCAAGATTGATGCTCATTGAGTAATCTCCCTGTGTCCGAGGAACTTGTTGACGAAGAACGTCTGACCTTTGCCCGTGACTTTCGGTGTCTTGTTGATGGTCGTGTGACCGTCCGAGTGAACCACGGTGGTTTCCTTGATCTCGAACAATCCCAATTCCATAGATTTCTGCGTGGGCATGTTGCGAGAGCTACCGGTTTTCATCAGCCATCCGTTATCCCTCAGCCACGCGAACAAGCGCGTGCCGCCAATATCCACGCCATTGCCTTTCAGGACTTTCGCCAAGTCGCCCACAAGGATGCTGGTCTTCGAGGTTTCCACAGCGTCAGCGAACAACGCTTTGGGACGCATCCGTTCGACCTGTGCTTGGGCCTTCTCCTTTTCCGCCCGCTCCTGTTTGATTTGTGTGGCAAGCCGGATAAGAAAGTCGGGTTCGGTGACTGCCTTTTCCAAAGTCGATTCGGTCATGTACGCGCCATGTTTGCGAATCGATGGCAGCACCTCATGCGTCACCCAGCGTTTGAACTCGCGAGCCTCGGGCTTGCGACTGCGTAACACGAGGGAGTACAAACCGGACTCGGACACGAAAACGGGTGCCTTGCCGCCGTTCTGAGCAATATCCGTACTACGGATATTGGTGATTTCATCGGCATCGAGGTATTCCCGAATATGGTTGGTGGCCGTACCGAGAATGGCGCATACGTCCGCTCCAAGGAACCACGGGTTGCCGTGTTCGTCAGTTAGGATACGCACCTGAATGCCGTTGAAGTCGAATGGTTGAATCTGGTTGCTCACTTGTCGTCTCCTTCCTTGGATTGGTTTTGCGAAGCCTGCATGATCTCCCACACGTCCGCGTCCTCCGACAGGCCGGACGCGAGACGGTAGAAGTCACTGAACCTGTAGAGCGGATTGCTGTACGCATCCTCGCCCTGCTGGGGCAACTGGCCTCGATGTATCCAGCTGCGCAAAGTGCTGCGGTTCACGCGCATTCCGCACGCCTTGATGATGTCCAACAGTTCGCCGCGGGTTCTCACCGCCTCCGATTGGAGGAGACGTTTCACCCGTTCCGCCCTAATGAGGGCTACCGGCATGCTGAAACCGCATTTCGGGCATTTCGCCGTCTCCGCGTCCGCATAGCAGGAAAGCTGACCCAAGCACTTGTCGGCGGGGCATGGCCCGTACAATACGGTTTCCCCGTCATCGTCCGTGAGGAAACGACGCAGCTTGCGTGTCAGACTGTGCACCAGTTCCGCGTACACGGGGGTGCTGGAATGCTCCATGAGTTTCGGATGATCGGCGATACGGCGAACCATGTCCGATAGTGGCGTGGACTCGGGCAGATTGATTTTCAGACTGCGCACCCACTCGTACAACGTGCCCTGCAAACCCGGATAACCGTGGTCATCGTCCGCGTACAGCAGATCATGCAGGGCTTCGCGCAACGGTGCGGGAGCGGTGCCGGATTGACCGCCGCCACCGTTCTTGTGCCCGTAGGCGCGGTTGATGCGATACTCGCACAGGTCAGGCAGACTGCGTTCCAACCATCGCAGGTCGCCGGTCAACTGGCTGGCGTGCTTGTCGCACAGGAGATTCAGATTCGGTTCGACGCCATGTCCGATAAGCGGCGACGGCGCGTCGGTGACGATATCCCGCCAGCAACCGTGGTAGCGGCAGAGCCTCGTGTTTTCAGTGGAAAAAGACAACAGTGACCTTGACCTTCGGTTTTTTGAAGGTCTCGGACGTGTCAGCAACTCTTAATTATGCCATCAAACCGGTTATTGTTCAGCCGGACGGCGTGTCGCCAGAACCTCGTCCAATGTCACGCCCAAACCCGGATTGAAACCACCGCCCTCACGCCTGCGCTTGGGTTTCGCGGGCGGCAAACGCAACGGGTCACGCGCAGTCAACGCCACCCGGCGAGACTCGTCCGAAGAACGGCCCATCATGCGCTGCCGGCGATACAACCACGCCTGATCTTCCACCAGTCCCAAACGTTCGCACTCCAGGCCTATCTGCGCTTCGGACGGTTTCGCACCGTTGCGCAGCTTGCGGACGATGCCGTTGATGTCGCCGGAACCACACCAGCGACCCGTGCTGTTGTCCGCGTAGAAGCGTCGAACGGCCTCACGCGCCTCTGCTGCCGTGATATCCGAACGCAGTTCCGAATGGAATGCGTCAAGCTGAACATCATCCCACTGCGCGTTGCCGTGATGCGCGTTAATCAGCGACAACAACGCCGCCGCCTCACCCTTGCTGAGCATTGAAACCTCCCTGCGAGTATCGGGCACGCTCCTCCTCGGTCATGTACTGCCATGTCTTCGCCATGTTCGCTTCGAGATTCTGCTGACTGCGGGACTTGACCGGCTGGACTTGCCGTGGACTCGGGGTTTCCGGTTTGGGTTTCTCCCAGTTGCGTGCGTACAGTTCCCCGCCGATGAACCGGCTGAACGTCTTCACGAACCGTTCCTCGGTGGCCCCGACATACGCTCGGGTTTTGGCTTCAAGAAACTCACGCGGGTCAGCCTCGCCAGCAGCCCTCACGATCTTGGGCCATTCGACCTCCAACTGCATTCGAGCCTGAGATGTCTTCCCATCGAACCTGTTCGTCGGGTAAAGACGTTCAAGACTGTCGAGCAGTCCAGCGAAGTCAGGCTTTGAGGGGGTAGGGGGAGTTGAATTATCTTTAGATAATTCATTCTGGTGTTCTGGTGTTCTGGTGTTCTGGTGTTTGTCCCGATTCAGATGCGATTCAGCCGTCTGAAAGTCATCTGAATCGGAGGTTTTCACCTCGTTCTTATTTTTTTGGTAATTCTCAGCATTGCTTTCGCGCTTCTTTTGTACCTGTTCGCGACTGCGATTATGCATAAGATAGTCGTGAATGTAGTACCAGTTGTTTCCGTCCGGTTCAATCATGCCGACATTGCATAGTGCCTCAAGTTCTGAATCGGTGATATCCAGCACGTAAAGCGCATCATCTTCACTGATATGACCGTCTGAAAGATTATCTCCGCAGAAGGTAAGCATCATCGTGAACGCGCCTATCGCGCTCGGGCATGTGTGCCTGAGTTTTCGCACCTTGCGATTCATGTAGAAGCCGTTGACAAGCTGGATGTATCCTTTGCGGGCCATCGTTATGCCACCTTCCTGAAATCTAAACCCACCAGACTCATTCCGTCTCCTTCAACAGTTCGCATAGTGCGTGGATAGCGTTCTCGTCATCGGCTTCGGTCATGCTGTCCCAGAAATCATGTTCCACGCCGGTAGTCGTATCGGCTTTCAGTTGCATCAGAGTCGCCCAATCATAGGGGGAGCGGATGTAGTCGGTTAGGCCGCTGTCTGAGTGCCAAGGGTATGCGGCGAAGCTCTCTCCGTTGGCTTTCGCTCTCTGCGCGTACCATAGGGCTTTCTCCAAGTCCTCCTTGGGATGTCCTTTGGCCTTGTGCCGCCACACGTATTTGATCATGTTGCCCACATTGAACGAGTATTGTTCGGTGAGCAGGATGCACTCGAACGGGCCGTTCTCATAATGCTGTGGATGGTTCACGTTATCGGTCATTTCTCGTCCCTTTCCCAAATATTCTCAACCATTCCGCACCACTTGTCCCATGCTTCCTCTCTCGTATCGGCATAAGGGGCTTCCAAGTGGGTGCAGTAAAACGTGTAGCGGCCTCTCCATTCGAATATGAGCGGGACACATCCGCAGAAGGGGCAACAGTGCCGAATCCTCGATACTAGATTGAACATGTTCGTCTCCTTAAATCTCGTATGAAGTTGCTGCGGCTTCGCCAGTCCGAGGGCGTGCCGCTCGTCGCCGTGAGCAGCACGCCGTTGTCGTAGACCTTCCAATGGCCGCTGCCGGCGCGTACCACCGTGTACCCGTGTGAGGCTATCCAATGCATGAGTTTCCTATCATCCCCACGCGCGGTCATAAGCCCAGTCTCATTGCCTGTTCCCGGCTAAGCCGCAGTCTCGCCGCGTGGAGATGTTGCCTGATCTCGTCGCAAGGCAATAGCCTGTAGGCTCGCTCCCAACGCTCCACCTCACGCATGAGATCGTCTAACAGCTTGTCCATGACGTGTCCTCCTTATCGCAACGGCCCATCCAATAATCCAGAATGAATTTCTTGGCTCGGGGGCATCCGTATTGCCCGCAGTCCTCGGGAATATCCCGGCGTCCCACATACAGGTCGTAGCTCATTCTTCGTCTCCCTCGATGATTCCATGTCCTGCTATCAATGCGAGGGTCTTCAAGTCGGTGAGCACGGGCTGGTTGTCCATGCTTGACAGCGAGTCCAAGCCGAGACCCTTCTGTTTGAACACGACGAACCAGTAAGGTGCGTCAGCGTTACCCGCCTCGGTACGGCCCTCCTGCATCCACTCCTTGAGTCTCCCCGTATAGGTGCTGTAGTTTTTACACTCCAATACGACCGGCTGGCCGTGGATACGCAGACCGGTGATATCGCCCTGGTCTTTCGTCCCATGCAACACCTCACGGTGTATCGTCTGCTCGCTGTCACCCAACCGGGCGCGCAAATAGTTGACCACCTTGGATTCAAGCAGTGTGCCTTTGGCTTTCTGTCGGCTCATTCGTCCATCCACCATTCAGTCGGGTCATCGTGAAACTGGCAGTCCATGCAGTCCCCGAAGACGTTCAAGATTCCTCCGCAGTACGGGCAATGCTCGTACTGGACGGGTAGATAACTCGGCCTCATATCAGAACTCCGGGTTGTCTCGTAGTCGTTTTTGCACGTCCCCGCGCATCTGCTCGATCACATCGACCCGAAGTCCGGTAGCCAAGCGAATCTCCTCTGCCGGACGGTTCGAGTCTTTAATGAGCAGTTGCCATGCTTTACTTTTCGCTTTGCTCAACATGAGCCCCCTTCTCCAAATTAGAGCTGATACGCACCCGATAATCGGTGATGCTCCAAGTCAGATGGTTCAACTGCCAGACGGTGAGTCCAAGAAAAACCAGCAGACAAAACGCTTGAACAATGACCATCATCGTATTCTTTGACGCGATGCCCACCGCGAGGGAGAACGAGCAAAACACGTCCCACCCCAAATACCAGTACACGGACCATAATCCGGGTTTGCTGCCGTCACGTCGTTCGTAAACCGTGACCATATCCTTGTCACTCATTTCGATTCCTTCTTCTGCTCCTGTTCACGCCACCCCATACGCCTTGCAATGGGTAGCCGCTGATTCTGTCGTGTTGCGCCGCGTACCGTGCGCATTCGCATATCGCCGGACATTGGGCGCAGGCCTTGAGCGCCAATCGTTCCTCGCTGGACGTGGTTGGGAAGAACAGGTCAGGGTCCATGTCACGGCACGCGGCCTTGTCACGCCAGCCGCTCAATTCAATTCCTTCTTCGCGTTTTGAGACTACTTACGCTTATGATTCCTCCTTGAGCGTGGCGACATATGCGATGGCCTTGCGTTCACGCTTCGCATACTTCTCGCATTTGCGTTTGAGACGTTTGAGGCTCATGGCGTACAGGTAGTCTCTGAAGTTGCCGTCTTCGCAGATTTTGGCTTGATAACGGCCGCAGGTGCCTTCCGCGCCGATATGCGCAACCAAATGGTCTGTAAGCTGAATCTCGTTCATGCGTTTTCCTTTCGATATGGGTTTGGCGTGTATTCGGGCGATTCCTCGCCGGGCATGGGATTCATGTTCTTGACGGCTTGGATATACCCTTCTTCCCATGCTTTTTCGGCTATCTGCCGGTCATGCTCCTTGAGCCATGCTTGATAGGCGGCTCGGCCTTCCTCGATGGTTGACTGGCCTGTACCGAAGCAACTCAATTCGACGGCGGATTGGACCAAACCGTCATACACTCGTGGTTTCATTCCTCCACCTCGGTTTCCGTGCCGTAATGGTCATAGAGTTGGTCGATAATGACATCGATTGGGTACAGGATTTTCGCGGGTGCATGGTCGTAGTCGTAGATGGCGGCGGCAATCACGTTGCCGAACTCCTCGCGGGTGAATATCCTCGCCTTATAGCTCATCGTCCGTGCTCCTTTCGGTCTTGGAGTCCCAGAGTCGTTCTCAACTGTTGCAGGCAGCTGATGGCGTACAGGGTCTCGCGGTCCACCGTGCCGGTGGGCACCACGCCCGAAAGCGCCTCGTCCAGTTCCTTCAGGCTGGTCTCAAGATCCTCGGTGCGGGTCCACCGGCTGATCTGGTAGCCGTGGCGGCTGAGGATGTCGCACAACCGCTCGAACGCCTTGGACTGTGCCTGTATACGCCGTGCCTCGGTGGGTTCCTGCAACTGTTCGAGCTGTTGGAGCCGCAACGCCATCTTCGTCCCGAGCGCACGGCCTATGCCTTTCATCGCCTCTCGCTGTGCGACATACTCGGCGGCGGTCTCGTAATGCCCGTACCGGTCCGGCCGTTCGCTGGCGGCGAGCTTTTTCAGCAGCCGGTGTTCGACCTGCCGGGTGTCACCATGACTTGGGTTGGGTTTGCGCCGGTATCTCAACGTGCGTTTGGACGGGTCGTAGTACATGAGACCAACCGGCTCGGGCACCTCGCTGCGGTCGATCATGCGGGCGGGGCAGACGAGGGTGAGATCGTCCGCGTAATCCTTGTAGCGCAGGTATTTCGCGTCACGCAGGAAATCGCCGCGACTCACCTTGACCTCGAAGCCGCTGATCCACGTGTCCCCGCGCCAGTTGACCTCCAACGCCACGCCATCCAGACGCAGCACCGTGTCGTTCGGTTCGGTGACCGAAATCTCCGTCCAATACCCGTCACCGTCACGCCGGTAACGGGAGGCGAGCGCGCAATTGATGTCCATGGCAGTCACGTCACCGCTCATCGTCTGCCTCCCATTTCCGTCTCATGTGCCATGATTTCCACGTCATTGGCGATCATTCGCAGTACGCCGGCGAGCGTGCCATACGATTCGGCGGTCGGATACACCGTCTTGCTGACATACACGTCCCACCTGTCGGAACCTTGATGATTGTCGGCCTTGAGGATAATGAGCGGGTCGGCGTCGATGAAACGACCGTCCTTCATGCCCCGCACTTTGAGCATCAGACGTATCGAATCCGCCTGCTCGCTCGTGTTACCCAAAATATCCAGAGTGCTCATCGTCCACCTCGCAGTTCCTTCTCCTCGTTCGCGATTGATTGGAGGATGTCCTCCAGGTCGCCGAGCTCGTTCCGGCTCAACCGGATGCGGCGGATGCTGTCGCCATCATGAGTGGCCAGCACCCATGAGCGGGTGCCGTTTCGGCCGTCTCCGGGAATCCAGCTCAGGGTCACATTCCCGCAGGAGGCACCTGTGACCATGCCGCACCGTCGTTCGATCTCCACGTCCGTCGCCTTCATCGTCCGTCTTCCTGACTCATGTAGGTCAACGTGAAGCATTTATCACCGTTGCATATGCGGTTCCAAGCGGCGATATTGTATTGCAACTGATACGGGGCGGGCTTCCGTGAACAACCTCCCTCGAAGCCGAGCCCGCAGACAGTGCAGCGGAACATCACGATAAAGAACGTGTATTCAGGCAACCCCTGCACGCCGTCCCGCTCCCATTTCGCCTTGACCTTGCCCCCACAACGAGGACACGGGCTAATCCTGTGAAACCTCACCAGACTCACCTCCCTCAAGAGGCGCGTTCAAATCCACCTGTTCGATACGCGCACGCTCCTGTAAGATGTTCGCGTATGTCCCCATCGCGTACAATTGGCTTTCAAGGAGCTGGAAGGAGCACGCGGGCGTGAAGTCCAACGTGCCCTCCGCGTAGCCCTCAAGCATGTGCGCCAGCTTGCTGATACGCTCCTGCAATTCTCGATGTTCGCGGATCATCCGCTGCTTGTAATCACTCATTGGTTGTCTCCTTCGGTTTGGTTTTGTAGTCTCGGACGATGCACACGCACCAGCCGAACAATGGAATATATTTGAATCTGCCTCCGTCGCGTATGAGCGCTTCGGTGAACCGTTTCGCGGTCGGCTCAATGCTCAATCCCTCCCATTCGCCATCGGGATTGACCTCGCTCTCTTCGAGATACCGTGTTCGTATCAGCCTGTAGTGGACTTTCTTCATGGCCCAGTTGACCAGCGCGTGACACAATTGGGAAAACAGCCAGACAACGTAGAGAACGACAATGAGAATGAAGGGCGTAAACACGCCAAGCACGTAGTAGCTCATTCTTCCGTTGCCTCCTTCGGCTTGGTGTCATAGCTGATGTCGATGATGCGAGTCACGTTGAACTCTCGTCCGCAGTTCTCGCACTCCTCCTCGAAGCATTCGTCATTGCCGCCGCATTCATACGAATCTTCGTATCGGTGCCCGCAGTAAGGGCATACGATTTCGTCGGTATCATCGAACTCGGTCGGCTCACCCGAATCGATGAGACGCTTCTTCGGAACGCAATCACGGCAATACGTCTTACCGTCAATGGTTTCGCTCCAACGTTTGGTCATGAGGTAGCCGCACATATCGCATTGGATAAGATTGTTCATTCTTCCGTTGCCTTTTCTTGCATTGCCTTGATGGCGAGTCGCATGGCGTCGTAGTATTCGGCCCTCAACGCGCAGTCAGAATCCCATTGAGGGTAAGAGTCGGGCTTCAACGCCTCGTAGAACGCTTTCGTCCCGGCTACGATTTCCTCGTTCGTGGGCCGGCGCGTAGCTCCGGCGATAAAACCGGCCTCGTATTCCTTGCCCTTGGTCGTGCCACGTGCTTCCTCGGGGGATAGACTGACAGCTCGTTGGATGACAGCCCACTTCGCGTCACTGCTGATAATGCTCACCATGCGCCTCCCATGTGCAGGCAAAACGCGATGAAGCCGCCCCAGATCAGGATGAGCAGTAAAACCGCGAAACCAAGATCGGGTTCCGTGTCATCCATCGCGCAGACCAATGCCATGACGGTGAGGAGAAAGTCCGCGACGAACCAGACGAACGTTCCGAGACCAAGCCAGCCGTTCATGCTTCCACCACCTTGACCGGACGGAACGGTGCAGCATTTAGAACCTGAACGCTATCCGTTGAGAACTGCGGGCGCGTGATACTCCAATTACCGGCATCAATACACGTGAGTGGAAAGGCATTCTCGCCCATCACCCATGTGTTATCGTCCTTGTCCAACCACAGTCCAGGCTTGTCAGGAAGCCGGGGCTTCGGACGGAGTCCGTAGGTGAAGGCGTTGAAGCCAAGGGCGATACATTCCGGCCCGACAGCGCCGTATACCCGACCCCAGAATCGGTTACGGCCTTTTTCCACATCTGTGACCTTGTAGCGGTTGCCGTCGAGCATAACGGCAATATCTTTCTCTTGGAGGTCATCAGCCTCCTCGATACGCTCGTAGTTGGGGTCATCCAACAATTCGACGGTATCGACGTAACTGGGAATGATGGGCTGCGTATCAGATGATTCAGCCGAGAACACGTGTAAATATGTTCGATGCGCGTCGAGTTGCATCGAAAGGCTACATATACCGTCCGTGTCTCTGGAACGCCGCACGAGCTTCCCTATGAATACGTCTCCGTTCTCCATTGTCACCTTGACTCGCTTATCGAGATTCTGAATCTCCATAAGGGTCTTACCTGCCCAGAATGGTTTCTCACTCATTGACAGCCTCCTTGGCTAGTTGTCGTTTACGTTTCCGCTTCGCCTCATACTGGGCGTATTTCTCGGGATGCTCCGACCTCCAACGGCGATGGTATTCAGCCATCTCACGCTGATGGGCGGCGGCATACTTACGAGCCGAAGCCCGAGCCTGAGCCAAATGCTCCGACCGGTACCGGCGTGCATACTCATTACGTTTCTCACGATTACGAGCGTTCCGCTGATTCGCCAGATCACGCAGATGCTGCGCATACTCGGGGTCGGTTCGACGCCGTTCCCTGACACGACAGTTCCGGCACATGCCATCCTTGCCGACCCGGCACATGCCACCGCACCAATCGCATTTCGGATGACGTTCAGTTATCAGGCCGGACAGTTCGCCGCCGTTCCGGCAATAGTCGATGAACTCCTCATCGGTCATGTCATCGACGTTCACAGCCACACCTCCCCATTAGTGAACCTGCTGAACAACACAGGGTCGAGCTTGTGCAACGCCCGCCGAAACTGCGGGTCACGGCAGAACAGGATGAACAACAGGCTTACTGCTTCGGCGGTTCGCATCGCGTCCAACCTCCCTTATCGTCCAGAAGCACCCAACCATGTTGGGCGGTGAGAATCGGCACCAGTTCGGGGTGATCGTTGAAACCGCTCACGATGTACCCCAAGCTCATGGCCTCACGCGGATGGGCGTGAATCCACCCATGACATCCCGTATCGCCACTCCCACACGCCAAGATGAGGTTCGACGCCTCATGCAGTCCCGGCCACTTGTGTGACCGGAGTCTGCGATGATGCCGGCTGAAACCGCTCCAGTGGAATGGTTTGCCGCAGCGGATGCACCGGTATTGGTCGCGTGCGTCCACCAAATCCTTGACGTGTTGGGACGGGTTAGATCTGCCCATTTCCGTATTCGTCCTGTGGTTGGCTCCACGGGTCCACAGGCTGCTGCGGCTGCTGGAATCCCTGTTGCGCCTGCTGGAAGCCTTGCTGATACTGCTGTTGCGACTGTTGGAAACCGGACTGCTGAGACTGTTGGGCCTTGGGTTTCGCGCTCAACACCGCAATGGTACGGGCCGCGACATCCCAATTCTCATACCGTTTCCCATCCTTTTCCGACACTCTTTTGGACAAGCTGCCGTTCACAAGAACCTTCACGCTCATGTTCGGCTGGGACTTCAACTGGCGAACCTGATTCAAAGCATCCTTCGCCTGATTCGACAAGGGACGCACACCATAGAACTGAGGCTCCTTGTCAACCCACTGGTTCGTGTTCTTATCCGTGTAACCCGGATGGACGCTGACGTTGAGAATACTGGAATCCTGAAAATCCTTGATCTCGCCCGCATATCCGGTAAGCTCGATGCTTGGTTCTCCGGCCATTACGCATTCCTCCTGTAATTGTTGGTCTTGTGTTTCTCTTGGGCCAGCCTGTTGCAGACCAGCATGTGTGATTGGGCTCCGGCGCAATCAACGGCGCCGCATGTGGGGCATTGGGGAAGCGTGATCTTGTCCCCGTGAGCCCACAGGCATCTGGCGCACTTGCAGCCCGGCCTCGGGGTGAAAGTCACTCGAAGCTCGCCTCCACCTTCGTGAACGGGAAACGATCATCCCGGACACTGGTCTTGAAGAACTGGCTGCGGGATTGGGACTGGCATGGGAAGGCGGGGGCGATGGTGCCATCATGGGAGAGCACCGGCATCCAACGTTTGCCGTCATGCTTCCACACCGATTCGGTGCGAGCCTTGTAGAAGCCCGGCTCCTTCGGAAGGTCATCCATCGTGTACGGTCCGCGGTACGCATATTGGAAAAAGGAGTCATCCATCCACCACCCGTCCGGAAAGCCGAGCTCCCCGATACTCAGGCACAGGGTCTGTCCGCCCATACGGTCAGAATCCGTCTTCTTCACCGTGTACTCGTTGCCGTTCTTCACCACCACTTTGTCGCCGGGGCGAACCTTCGTGATATCGGTGATACGCTCACGGAAAGCATCATCCACCAGTTCGATGGACTTGATACCGGAGTAAGGGACGAAAGTCGAGGATGAACGAATGGCGGGAGAAAGAGAGACGCAATGAGCAACGTTTCCCACTATGTCGAGCGTACTGGTCATCGTGTCGCCGTTATTCCACGTTATCTTGACACGCAGCCCTTCCAGCTCCCCGCAGGTCTTGCCTTTCCAGAACGGTTTCTTGTCATCATCTTCAGCCTGCTTGACGGATTCCGTCTCGGGCTTCGACTCGTACACATGCACGTTCCGAGCGGAACCGGTACTGTACCCATCGCCAAAATCCAAGAAAACCACGAGATTGCCTTCATCCTCGGTCTCGATGTACAGTGGCGGCTTATGGCCCATACTCATGATGAGACCGTCCACCATGCTTTCCGGGTTCTTCATCTCATGCAGTTCGCCCGCATAATGCCAGTCCGCATCATCAAACTCAACCCACATGCCCGGTTTCACGTCGTTCAAACCAATCTCACTGCTCACTAGGAGCCTCCTTAACCTTGTCGTTATGCTGTCGATAAGCGTCGATGAACCGTTGCGCCTGATATTCGGTCAACGTGCCATAAGCGACCCGCGTTTGCAGGACATTGCCGATGAAACCGTTCTCCTGACCCACCGGAATCTTGCAGTCTTCAAGAATCCGGTCGATCTGTGTTTTCTGCTCGTCGGTCATACCCTTGACAGAACGCTTTTTGTAGCCGCTCGTCTCACCGTCATCATCCGTGGTCGCCAGTCCGAACGCGCCGCAAGTGCTGTAGCGTCGCGCATACGTCAATGCGGAACCGAGGGCCTGCATGACGCTCATGCCACGCGAATCACCCACCTCGACCGGGATAAGACAATTACTGGCAATCCACTTGTCCGTGCCCTTCTTCCTGACGGCCGTATCCACATACAGGCGTCCGTCAACCAACTGGGTCGGCCATTGCAGGTCGAACCCCTGCTCGTCCACATAGTTCACGACGGAAGCCAGCGTCGCATACGTGCCACGACCGCCCCGAGCATCCTTCTTGATTACCGCCATGATTCAATCTCCTCCTCTTCCTCCAACAGCTTCCAGTCGGGGAACACGACATCCTTCGGGTATTTAGGCAACCCGTAGGCCCTCATAGCCTCCAACGGGTCCTCCGTGTTGTCACGGAACCATCTGATGCCCTGCAAGGCGTGGTTTATCTTCGGTTCCGCCAGTTCGGTGATGATGGGCGAATCCTCCTGAATCTCGTAGCGCATCCAGTCGAACGGCGGGTTCTTCTCCTGCACGATGAACTCGAACCCCAACGGCCCCTTATATTCGGGCATCGTCAACCGGTAGAGACGCATGTAGAACGCGGCCTGAATGTGATACCCGTACTGCCAGCAGGAACGCTCGAACTCATCCGGCGACTTCACCGTGGTCTTGTAATCACGGATACGCAGCACACCATCCGGGTCTGGAATGGACGGCAACCAGTCCGCCTTGCCCTTAATCGACAACCCGGTATCGGGGTCGGTGGCGATCATCGCCACCTCCGGCTGACCATCCAGCTTCGTGAAGAAATCTCCAACCATGTCCCGCATGGCCTCGACCTTCTCCACATCATCGGGAGAAAGCCATACGATATCCTCGCCCTCATGCAGTTTCAATGTCTCCGCATACATGGCTTTGCCTTCCTTGGTGCGTAGGTTCGGTTTCGCCAGCACCTCGGGGCCACTGCCCAATATGAGACTGTGAGCCGCCTTCCCGAACTCGAACTGGGGAGAGGACGAATGCTCGCCGGTCAGATACTGCGAATACGCCAACGGGCTAACCAGATACTTCTTCAACGCGGTCTGGTCCACCGCGTCAAACGCGAAGTAATCGTCATCGGTCATCTGCTCGACGGTCATTGCCTTTCCTTTCTTGCTTTGAGTGCTTCCTTGTCTAAAACCTCGATGGTGTCGGCCACCGAGTCGGGAAAATCGTCAACGTCATTCGGGGTCAACATGAGAACCCCTCGACTGCATGGACAATTGTTCTTCACGCTCCATTAGGTGACTGTGACGCCAAGTACGCGACTTACCCTGCTTGTGCGACGCCTCCGCATAATCGGCCACATGGTCACGGCCAACGTCTCCCACGACCTTCGACGCCTCGTTCCAATCCGAGTACACGCGATCGTTCACGGCCACATACTTGTCCGCGAGATAACGGACGCAATCACCGAGATAACGGATGGCTTTGGCGATGGAGTTGAAATCAGATGCCATCAGTCGGCGTCCTCCGTGTTGAGTAGTCTCATACGGTCGAATGGGGTGAGTTCCATGATTGTTTCCCTCCACTGGGCTTGATTATTTGGTTGTCCTTCTACGCCGGTGCTGACACGTCCGAAACCCTTTTATTGGTTTCCGACGCAAGGACGCGAAGGGGTTAAATTTTTCTGAGCGCCAAGCCGGGAGTCGAACCCGGTGCACCTTGGAGAAGTCCATGACCATTGGAAGGCTTCGTAGGTGCGGCACCATGCGCTTGGCTGCCACCGGACGAGGAAGTAAAGGAATAAAGAACCCCGCCCGGAAGAATCATTTGGGTTGGATGAGGGTGTTGGAGCCCTCGGGTGTGACGATCAGCTGGTCGGCGTTCTTCAAAGCGTCGATGTAATGCTGCCGGAGCACGTTGTCGGTCAGGGAATCGTTCAGCACCTTGTTCGCGTCGGCCTCGCCCTGCGCCTTGATGCGCTTCGTCTCGGCCTCGACCTTCGCGGTCTCCTGCTCGTTCTTCGCCTTCTGCTTGGCGACCTCGGCGGCTTGGGCTTGCGCGTAGCTGTCGGTAATGGACTTCGGGTAGCGGATGTCTTGCACGGACACCTGTTCGACGGTCAGGCCGATGCTCTTCCATTTCGAGGTGAGCGCGTCCTGCACGGCCTTCGTGTACTTGCCACGGTCGGTGAGCATCGTGATCGTGTCGAACTTGCCGGAGGTTTCACGGGCCACGCTGCGCAGGTCGTTGCCGATGTAGTTCTGCGTGAACGTGGTCTGCTTGCCGTATTCCGAGTAGAGCATTTCGGCGGCGGACGGTTCGAGCGAATAGTTGACCTGAATGTCGATGTTCGCGCTGGCACCGCTACGGTCGTTGACCGTGATCTCCTTGCCTTCCGCGCTGCCGCCGTCGTACTTGTAGTCGGTGTCCTTGAAGAAGTTGATGAGGTTGTTGCGCGTATCGTATTTGATGACCGACTGCCACGGCGCCTTCGCATGGAAGCCCGCGTTCTCCGCATGACCGGCGACGGAGCCGCCCATGTTGCGGATGACGGCCACCTCGCCTACGTCCAGCGAGTATAGGCATGCCGGAATCATCAACAGTGCGGCGACGATGATGGGAATGAAGCCGAAACCGGCTCCGTCGCCACCGTTGGCGAGTGCGACGGCTATCATGCCGACTCCGATGAGCAGGAGTATTACGGCGAGTATGAACCAGATCATTTTTGTGTTCCTTTCGACAATGCGAACGAGAGCATGACGGGCGAACAGCACATGAAGCCTGCGAGAATGCTCCACGGGCCCGCATAGGGTTGCAGTGAGAGAATCAGGAACCCGGTCGCCGCCAACGTCAGACAAGTGATTGTCTTCGTGTTCTCATGCCGGTGCCGGCGTTCATCAGGTGAATGCTGCCAGCCGGAGCAGTGAGCCCCATACGTTTTCCTGTTCATGACATGTCCTTTCCGCGTGGCCGGGCTCGGATTCGAACCGAGAACGTCCTTGCCGTCACCGTGTTGCAATGTTGACCAACCGTGAGAGATGGATGACGAGTCCTATAGTGTGGTGACGATGGTGCGTGTCCAGATACCCCGAAGGGTCCCGGCCGATGGTTGCCGCAGTGGATCGCAGTACGGTATTTATTTGCCTGTAGTCGATTGGTGAATAAAAAAACGACCCGCTGCGGCAAGACTTGTTATTTCTCGTTCTTCTCGTCGGCGCGATCAGCCAACTCCTCCAAGGCGTTGGCGATGTAACGAGCCTGACTCGGGGTGAGGGGACGGGCGCCGTAATCGGTGTCGATTTCCGCGTTGATTAGACCTTCGTCGGTGACGCTGCCGGTGAAGTATTCACGGGTGCGACGCTCCTCGACAACGAGCTTCTGGGAAAGATTACGATTTTGATTGAGCATTGTTTTCTCGATTCGGAGAGGAGGTGATTTATATGAGTTGGATGATTCATTTCAACGGCCAAGATTTCGGCCCCGTGCCGGACGAGGACTACAACGAGTTACGAGTCAGGATGAACCGTGTAGCTGTCAGTGGCGGCGGATACGTCGGATGGCCTGAGCGAAGCGTCGGAGAAATTCCTTCCAGTGGTGTAGCTGTATCGGAATTCCTGTGGACTCCCGGCGCTCCCATCAGCTTCACCCACATTGTCAGCTGATTCGGTCCGGCGTAGACGGGGCAGGACTTCCGTGGACGGTTCAATATCCGGTGCGTTCCTGAACGTTCCCGTCTGAACCATGTCCAGCCAGTCCATCAGGCGTTCCTGTTTCATGAACCGGTATTCACCGAACGTGACGAACGCCTCATGCCGGTCGAGAAGACTGATGGTTACCGGAATGTCGCTGCTGGACGCGAGCTTTGCCGGGTCCGTGTCCAGCAGTACGCCCATCGCCATGCTTTCCTCAAGGCCGAAGCCGCGAAGTTCCACGTCCCCGATAAGACCGGAGGCGATATCGTTCTTGAGTTGTCTTACGAAATTGCGGTTGCGTAACTCAATCATGTGGACGGAAACCGTGTATCGGTGGGTGTATCCGCGTCTCGCGGTTCTCCGACTCTTCGGAGGAAGGCTGACATGCCGTTTCATGCTGTTACCTCCATGTCAGAAGACTTAGAAAGACGCTGCTCAGCTTCTGGCTTGGGAGACTCGGAAGGGGGAATCGACTGCATAATCTTTCGTTCCTCTTCTGCGGCAATCGCGATGTCAACAGCAGAGCCCCAGCCGAGGAGAGGGGCAATGCGGTCCATTACCTTGGCGTTCCAAGAGCTTTTGCCGGTCATGTAATGACTGAGCACGGTCTGGTCGATATTCAGTTCGGACGCGAGCTGGTACTGCTTCTTCTTGGTTCGCAGAAGGCGTACCGATATTGCCTGCGAGATGAATGCGTTGGTGTCCATGAAGTCTCCATATCTTATATACGATATTCAACAATGTGTTTGTACCGTATTCCGATTTGCTGGTTACAACTATATATCTTATTTAAGATATGTCAAAGAACGACACGCCCGACAAGATATGTTATATGAGATATACTGTTTGTTATGAACGCAAAAATCTCAAACACAGATATCGCAATAGGTGCATACCTTGACGCGAGAATGAAGGACAAGCATCTCACTCAGATGGATATCGCAAAAGCGATAGACAGAAAAGCCCAGTCCTATGTCAGCGATCGGCTGACGGGAAAAAAGTCATTCCTGATTTCCGAGCTGGATATCATCGCGCCGATGGTCGGGCTTCCTGATTCCCTTGCCCTCATAGCCGCTTCGGTAGGCCGCAGGCGAGTCGAATAGTGTTAGACTAGCTCATGTCGCACCTCCTTCTGGTGGTGGGGCAATGCTGAGAGGTTCGCCGGTTCTTCGCGGGATGGGCGGACCTCTTTCTTTTCCTTTGAAGAATCGAACGACATACGACCGCACGACCCTGCGGTCAACTCACTAGAACAAATGTTCGATTCCATAGTTTTGATTATGCACCCGATTTACTATTTCCGCAATCTAATGCACGCCGCGCCGCGATTCACGACCTACAATCGCTTTGTATGGACAAGATCAAGGAGGCTCTCGTGTCATTGGACTTCGTAGCGATAGATTTTGAAACAGTGTCAAATAAGCCGGGAAGCATATGCTGGGCCGGCGCAGTAAAAGTGCGCAACGGCCGTCAGGTGGATTCCTTCGATTGCCCAGTGGCCCCGGCTGTGCCGCGAAGCGAGTGGAATCCACAGAACATGCGACACAATCATGTAAAAGACGAAGACCTTATCGGCGCTCCCTCATGGCCTGATGTTCTCGAACCATTGCGCGAGTTCATGGGGGAGGACATTCTCGCATTTCACAGCGCGAAAAGCGCCGACATATCCATGATGGAAAAGGCATGTGAACAATACCTAATCCCCATGCCGGTATTCGACTATGTATGCACATACGAGGCAGCGAAGCTGATCTATCCTGGGCTGAGTGGCAGCCATCCGTATAATCTCGGTAATCTATGCAGGAAATTTAACCTCGGATTATCTGAGAATGAATACCATACGGCTACATATGATGCGGGCAAATGCGCGGAGCTGCTGATATTTCTCGCTCGAAAGCTCAACGCAAATGGACTCGTTGATATGGGGGAGCAGTACACAATACGTTCTGTGATTGGTGATGCCAGCCTGCCGGAGGATGTAAGACAGGTGATAGGTGCCGACCCCTACGGGGGCATAGACAGTTGGGTCGATAGACTATTCCCTGAACCGTCCAAGCCAGGAGACAAATGCCGCGTGTGCGGCAGTGTCATCTCGAACCGTTCTAGGAAATCATGCCGTGAATACCATTGCTGTACCGCACCCTGCGTTTCACTCCTAGAGGGGGCGCTGGAACGAGCCCAGCGTCGGCTGGAACACCCAGTCAGCTTTATACAAGAAGAGTTCAGCCTGGGAGACACGATTATTGCCGGATGGCTTTCATGAGGCAAGTGGTCTCGTCCTCTTGTATTAGAGGACGAGACCATTTTTCTTGATGCCGGGAATATGCTTACGCCTTCCATTCGATCTGCTTCAAATCGAGCCCGTCGCCTATCGTCTCCATGCCTCGCATCAAATCCTCTATCGGCACGGTGCGGTAATGCTCGCTCATTTCCACGGACGAATGGCCGACGATGCGTTGGATGATGCCGGGATCAACCTTCATGTGGAACAGGAGCGATACGACGGAATTGCGGCATTCATGCCCGTACCGGTTCTCGTAGTCGGGGATGCCCGCCCTGCGCATGAGGTCGCGGAAACCGGCCCTGTCATCAAACGCGGATATCGGGAGTCCTTCGCGCGTCCTGAATATCAGGTTGTACGGGTTCGGGATGATGCTCTCCGTGGCTTCCAGATACCGGTGCATGACGGTGCCCAACTGGGGGATTATCGGCACGACCTTGCCTCTCGCGGACTTCGGCGGCGTCAACGCGTACCCCTTGCACAGGTGTATCATGTCGTATCCGTCCGGCACCTTCCACCGGTATCGGGGGCAGCTCGAAGGCCGTTTGAAACCGCACGGGTATCTTCCGTCCCTGCCGGGCTCCCCGCACCCGTGCTCCTTGTCGAGGCTTTCCAGTTTCCAGTTCACCGTGTAGGTGCCTATCCATATCTCGCCGCTTTCCGGTGTCTCCAACGTCTTGTCCCGCCACAGGTCGAGATCGTCCAATGTGGCTCCAAGTATCTCACCCTGCCTCATGCCGGTGAGCAGCCTCCACCATTGGCGTGCGCCCATGAACAGGTCGTCGGAGGACGCTTCGAGCATGTCCTGCATCTGCTTCACGGTGAACGCCTTGCGGTCCTGCGAGCCGCTGCGCTTGTCCGTCGAAACGACCACGGGCCCGTTGATGGTGCGCCGGTCCCCGGCCAATCCCATGTCCCTGCGTTTCGGCCTTGCCGCGCTGGTGACCGGACTGGTGGGTATCAGCCGGTCGGCCACCGCCGCCTTGAATATCTGGTTAAGGATGTTGTAGAAGCCAAGCTGCCGGTTGTACGAGCATGGGGTGCCGTCGAGGTTGCGCATGTTGGCTATCATGCGCTGCACCGCCGAGGCGGTCACTTCGCCCAGCTTCTCGTTCGCGTACTTGCACAGGTGCACGCTTATGAGGCTCGCATAGTTGTTGATGGACTTGGGTTTCAGGTCGCGTCGTTTCAGCTCGAACCAGCGTTCCGCGTACTCGCCGAGCCGGGTGGCGCGGTCTACGCCCATGCCCCATTCGGTTTTCTCCTTGAGGGCTTCGGCTATTTTCCTGTCGCATTCCTTGTAGGTCTTGGCGGACACCCATCGGCCGTCCACCTTGGCCTGCCAGTTCACGTATGTCTTTACCGTGCCGTCCTTGAGTGTCTTCCGCTGCTCGTGGCGGATGGGGTAGACCGCTCCGGTTTTCCTTATCCTAGGCATTCAGCATCCTTCATTCTCCAACATTCTCCAACAAACAATCCGTGGCGAATGGTATTCCAATGGTATACCAATCGTATCAAATCGTTGGAATTCCGCCGTTCTTTCCGTGGGAGCCGTTGATTTCATTATACGTTACTGGATGTGGAAGGTGTGCTGAACTAGCACCTTTTGTTTCTGACTAAGACCCCTTGGAACAGCAACAATTCCAAGGGGTCTTGG